GGTAAACGCTCAAGATAGACTTGAACGGTTTAAGGCAAACTATAACCAAATATGTATTATTTGGTACCAGATTATACAGTACGCATTCGAAAATGGATATATATGAGAAGAGAAGACGAAAACGTAGATGTACGCGAATCGCGTAAAACGCGATTCGCTCTGATAACTTCAGAAGTGTTAAAAGATAACGGAAGTGAAACTTAACATTAGGAATGAATTAAGCGTCGTTCCCATGGAAGGAACGACGCGCTTTGGCAGTGATAAGTTAGACTTAATGAAGATTGCAGGACCTGCAGCAGGACCTGTAGTGAAAATAACTCCCGTCGCCCATGGAAGGCGACGGGAGAGCAGTGAAGATGGACATGTCTAAAGAAAGAAAAGAATCTCGAAGATAACATGCTGAAGTCAAAAGAAAGAAACGAACTTTCTTTCTTTTCAGACACGGTGAAGATAACTATACTGGATGAAGATAGACAATACTGTGATATTAGGAGAAGAAGAGATAAAAGAGAACCAAAGAATACGAAAGAACTATTCATGTCTCTGTATAAATATAAGTTTTTCTTACATATTCCCTCCTTTTATAACAAATTCTTATACATCACCAATATTGTTGATATATCACCTCTTTTCCTGTTATCGTTCGTCATGACTGTAGTTATCAGTGTGAATAAATATACATAATATACACAGAAGATGAATAGAGGGGAGCGCCGCTGAAGCGCTCCCCTTATTTTTTCACACTGTTACGAATGCTCAACGTAGCCGTGGAATTTGGTAGTGTCTACGTTCATCACCCGACAGAGTGCCCAGGTGATCTCCATTTTCGGCTGGCAGATATTGCGTTCGTAGCTGGAGATGGTCCCAGGTTCGACGCTGATACCGTAGGGTGCGCCTACTTCTTTCACAGCGTCGGCCAGTTCACGCTGGGACATGCCATGCGTCTGGCGGAAGTTCTTGATCACGGCACCCGTCATTCTGACCCGAGAGAAGGAATTGTTGTAGGCTTTGTGCTGCTTCTGTTCAACGTACATTGTGTTTGCTCCTTTCAAGTTTGAAATATTTCACCATGGCTCCCGCCCGTCCCCGGGCGGGGCGTACCCTCAACTAATGAACAACCTCGTTTGGGGCAGGAGAGTAATCATAGACCCACTCCTGACCAAACATGTCTGTGACGTAGACGATTCGCGCCGGACGGTCTTCCCAGATATCGAGATTGTGCACGGTCAACAGCCAGCCGGCGCAAAAAGATGTGGCTGCCAATACGATGATCAGCAAGCCCAAGAAGAAGTTTTTCATACAGCCTCCTTATGGACGATGGTAGCGCGTCGTACTGACTTCGCCGATGCGGCGTACGACGATCAGTTCAGAAGAGCCATAGCCGGTTAACCAGGACAGACTGACGCCCATGACCTTGCACAGGACGGTCATCTTGTCCATCTTCGGAGTGCAGCGGTTGTGCACGTAGGCGTTGATGTTCGATGGGGTAAACTGGGTATTGTAGTGGCGGCCATAAGCATTGCAGGCCCTGGCCAGTTCTGCCTGAGTGATGCCGGTCTGATCCAGCCAGGCCTTGATGCGATCGCCGACGAGATCATTGCGATCAGTGAAGCCGTGTTCCATCTGCTGAAATGCGCAGGGATAGTATGCCATATGTGTTTCCTCCTCGAATGATTTTCGATACGTGATATGTATCATCATGGCTCCGCGCCGTCCCCGGCGCGGCTGTTGGCGTAACAGCTGTCAGAGAGTGACGAAAAAATATGGCCCCCGGCAAACAGGGGTCATGGTAAAAAAGGTTACGAAGGTGTTATCGAATTATTTGTAACCTTTTTGAGTTATGCGACGGGCGTGACCTCCAGCAGCTGGCACTTGGCGAGATCTCGCTGTGCACAGGCTTCTTCGTCGCACCGTTCGTTGAGCGGATGACCGGCATGGCCTTTCACCTTCGTGAAGGTGACATAATGGATCTTGAGCTGCGTGTCCAAAGCTTGCCACAAGTCCTGATTCTGTACGGGCTTGTTGTCTGCTTTTCTCCAGCCGTTCTGGATCCACTTTTTCAGATAGCCGCCGTTGACCTGATCGGCGATGTAGGCGGAATCTGTGAGAATCTCTACTTCGCAGGGGAAGCGAAGCTTCTGCAGACCGTTGATAATCGCGCTCAGTTCCATGCGGTTGTTGGTGGTCTGATCTTCTCCGCCGGAGAGCATCAGTTCACGATCCTGGCACTGCAGAATCGCGCACCAGCCTCCAGGGCCGGGATTGCCTGAGCAGGCGCCGTCAGTGGCGATAGTGACATGGTACATGTGATGACCTCCTTAATAGAATTTGTGGCGGGTCCTCGATGGACGCCGCCGCTTGTTGAAGTTGAGTCGCCAGGTGTTTTGCCGGATGAACCAGAGAACGGTCTCGACACCGTCCCAGATAATGTCGCCTAAGACGATGAAGGCGAGGAAGATGAGGATCATGATCATTTTGAGCATATGTTTCAACCTCCAAAAAAGAAGGCAAGCTTCATCAGCTTGCCTTTTCGATCGTAACGATAGAGAAGCTTTCGACGCGGCCCATGACGAGCACGTGGTCGTAGCGAAGTTCCGCGTCGTGCAGATTGTTATCGTAGCCATGGATCACCGTGCGACCATCAACGAGATATTCAACAACCTTGAACATAGACGAGTCCTCCTTCAGATTTTGAATATGGTTTATTGCGGTACGCAGAATATACCGGAAAGGCTGGCGTCTTCAGCCAAGTCGGCTAAAGGCGTGAACCTTTCACCATGGCTGCGCGCCGTCCCCGGCGCGCCATGTCAGCGTTGATCCAGTATGGGTAGTGAACAGGGTGATCAACCTACATAAAATTAGTATATTTATCGACGAGAGAAATCAGGTGAACAAATACACCAGGTAACTCTCGCCACAAGATATTTCTACAGAAATTATCTGTAAATATAAACAAGGATGACGCGTTGGAGCGTCACCCGGAAGCGCGATGTCAAATCACCCTATTGACATCGGGAAGAGGCGGAGCGGAGGCGAAGCCGGAGCGGAGCCCGTGTCACCTTCAGCCAAGCCTGGAAGTGACGGTCATGCTTAGCACCATACGAGATACGGAGAGTGAACACGTACCTCGATGCGGAGCGGAGACCGCCGAAGGCGTGGCGGAGCGGAGCGAGAAAAATATGGGCCCCGGAAAAATGGGGGAGGGGCCCTGGCAAGTCAGCCTGTCTTTACGGCGCAGGCAGGGCCGGAGCAGTTTAACGACGTACTCAGGTCGTTGCTTGACTCAACGATCAGTCTGTGCTATTATCGGGCTGGAGGTACTCATGGTATTCTTCTTCTGTCGCGAAGAGAATCCACTCGTCACCAACGAGCCCCATGTAGCCGCTTGCGGTGAAGTAGCCGTACATGGAGAACCTCCTTTCCGCCGGATGTTGCTGCATCCGGCTTATTTTGTTTTGAGCCTGGGGCTCACTCGCAGGCCGCGCACGGCGGCCTGTGGTGTGAAACTCAGACGAGGTTATCGTCGAAATCGCCGACGGCGTCGTTCATTTCATCAAGCGCGGCGTCAATGTCTATATCAGGTGTTTCGGGTTCAGGCATAGGCGCGACGCCAGCTTTGGGAGCTGGCGTCGGCTGAAGCTGGTCGCAGTTTCCTTTACGAATTACTTTATTCGTATTATCGTCGACGATGAACCACGGAAGGCCGGCGTTATTGGCAACCATGGCCGCAGCAGAAAGCGCTGTGAAATCATGGAAGGTCTCAACAGATACGCTGTCGGCTTTCTTGATCTTCAGCGTGTAGCTGTTGGCGGACTGCTTCTGAGCTTCCAGGTATTCCAGATTTCCCTGAAAAACGATTTTGCTGTCTTCAACGACATAATAGGGCAAATGCTGGTCATGGATATGGATCATCACAGGGAGCAGTTCGATGTAGCTGTTGAATTCGTTGACAGTGACGGCGCCGGCCTTCATGGACTTGATGATGATAGACATTGTGTTTTCCTCCTTAAATCTGTTTGAATGTTACGAGAATTGCCGCTTGCCACGGCGAGGCCGCTCTTTTTCCGGATGAGCGTGACGGACGCACGTCAATCATTCTTCGATGTATTCTTCATCTTCGGCGACAGTGTCATCATAGTCGACGAAATCCACGTCAGTGTTGAGATTGCGCTCAACGTTCGCGAGGACGATGTCGCCGAAGGCGATGAAGAACCAACGTTTCACCATAGAGATGCGGGCACTGGACTTCTGCGTCTTGTAGAACAGGTTGAAGATCAGCACGTCAACCGCGTCGCTCATGGTGTAGCCGGCATTGGTGGCCAGCTGCTCGATCTTCAGACGGATCAGGTCAGCCTTATCCATCGCGAAGTTTGGCACGGCGGCCAGACTGCTGGACTGAGCGATCAGTACTTCTTCGCTGTTGGCGTCGAGGACGAGCTGATCGAACAGATCTGCCAGACCAGCCAGCGCTCTGCGGCGCTCGCTGATCAGCTTGTCAGCAGCCAGAACAGCCATGACTTTGGCTGCTCTTTCTTTGTTCCAATCGGTCGGATACGCAGACAGGTCGACGACGTCTTCCGCGTGTTCCGGTACGAGGGTCCGGCAGACTGCGCTGTACTGATCGACAGTATGATTCGGTTTGAACTCATACTTGGTGTCGACGTCGGCACGGACGATCTGACCCTGCGGGTTGATCGTGCCTTTGGCGTAACCGTGGAACCACGGCTTCTTCACTTTGCGGAAATCGCCGACAGTGGCTTCGGCGATACCGACGGAGCTGTCCTTACCGTGACCGCCAGCTTCGTCAATGCAGGTGTTGCCTTTTCTCGTCAGGCAGGCGAGCTTCACCCAGAGCTGCTGAGCCTTTGCGTTGTCCTTCCGCAGGTACGGACGGAGCGCCCAGAGCTTGGTCAGGGTGTTAGCATACAGGCCGATGGGTGCTTTGAAGGCGTTGCGGCAGAGCTCATTAAACTCCGTCTTGTAGTCAACGCAGTTCTTCGGTGCCATACCGTCGTCCATAGCGGCGTACAGCAGGCAGGCGTCATTGTAAACGCTGTGGCTGTATTCAGCCAGTTCAATGAGCAGCGCGTTATCGGTGACGTTGCTGTGATCTCCATCGAAGTCCATCTGATGAACCTTCATGGTATTGTCCTTGGCACTGTAGAAGATCGTGGTGCCGAGGTATAGTCCCATATGTTCCTCAGGAACTTTGATGTTGCGCGGCGTGACCCACGCGTTGTCGAGATGCGGGCAGCGGGTGCAGCCAAGTTTACGATCGTAACCGAAGGCCTGGGTATGCACCGTGTTTGCGGGAAGGACGCCATTAATAGTCTGGTTTGTCAGACCTTCCAGGATCGCCATGGTGTCCATAGCGCAGAACAGGTTGTGAGAGACGTGCAGGATACGGCCGCCGTACATCTGCTTGCAGCGGCTGATCCATTTCCGCTGCAGCTGTTCGCGTACAAAAGGATCGTGAAGTAGATCGGGGAAGAGATCGACAATCTTTCCGAGATTGCCGCCAATAATCTTTCCAACTTTGCCGATGGCGGCATTGTCCGTCAGGAAGCTCGCGCTGAAACGAGCCAGCTTCTCGATCTGGTTGTTGTTGGCGTCGAGCGTCTGGAGCTGCTGATAGGGCAGCGAGGCGAAACGTTCGCCATGTGCGACGACGCAAACCCACACGCGATGTTCGTAGGCGTCGAAGCCCTGGACGTATTCGTCCCAAGACTTGACACACTTCCATGCTTTGAACACAGACTTGAAGGTGATGACCTGGAGGTCGAGCAGATTCTGCTCGTTGCCCCAGGCATCTTTGACGATGGGACTGATGCCGGTGCTCTCGAAGTAATTGCGAAGCGCAGATTTCAGGATCGGCACGAAGAGACCTTTAATCATGGGAGCGCGAACGGTGAAGGCTTCTGTCTTCTTGATGAGCTGCTTACGCTGATGAGCAGTGAGCCCATCGTCGTTGATCACGTAGAGTGCGATGCCGTCTGTAATCTTATTAGATTCACCGTCGAAGCCGAGAACGAGCTCGCGGCGGACCGCCCAGGGAGAAACTTTGTCAAAGATGCCAGCAACGGCAACTTCAACGTCGTTGAAGACGCCCCAGGTGCTGGGGTGCGGGTATGTGAACACACCGTATTCGCCGTTGTCCGGGAAAACACTTTCCCAGGAGCGTACAGTGCTGAACATCAGCGCCATATACTTGGCAAGCTTGCCGACGGGCAGCTTACTGCAATCGAGACCAGCGCAGCACCAGGAGGTAACGTCTGACCAGATCTTGTCCCAGCAAAGGACGAACTGGCCGTTGCGCTGGTTGCTGCTGCCAGCGAAAACAGGGATGTAACGGCGGCTGCCGTCGATAATGCCGTTAGCGATCAGGTTGTCAAGATAGTTCTGGACTTCGGGCACCTCAGCCCGATTTTCGTCGCCGGTATCGACGATCTGGAAGTAATCCGGAGAGAATTTTGTAAACGCAGGGGTCAGGCCGAAGGCATGATTTTCGGTAAGAAGGGTGACAGCAACAGCAGCTTCGGCGGCATCGTCGAAAGTGATGGTGTTAGACTTGACCAGATTGATAGTAGACATGATGTTTTCCTCCTTATACGGTATTGACCGCGTTTTTGTTTTGTCGTATAATAGTGAACGGGGTTACAGTGGTGTAATGTTTTCACCTCCCTGCCGGGTGTTGCTAGCGCCCGGCTTTTTTATTTATGTAAAAGGCCCATCGGCCTACTCCTGCGCCTCGGCATGGAGACGCAGTGTGTAGAACGATCAGCTTTATTCGGCTTGATTGAATAAATCTTTTACTCCGATGATTTCGATAAGTTTATTCTTGTCTGTATTCTTTAGATCGTAATGAGTATATTCCTTATATTTTCCGCAAATACAGACTTTAGTCAGGTTTAATACACTATCGTTTGTCAGAGTATAGAAAGCTTTAATCAATTCTTCGATCGTATAATAACCGCGTTTATCTACAGGTGAACAAGAACGACCGTAAGAAGATATACGATCTATACCGGCAATAAAAGTATAACTTCTTGCACTTGATATTTCATACGGATTATACCTAATAGGCAATTCATAATCATCGGAATTATATGACCGAATAGTCGCAACAGTCCACAACTGAAAATCAGATACCATTGACCGCATTGTTCGATCATATTCAGCAAATCCTTGAATAACGTTTATTCCATCAATATTTGTGTAATAATTCAAACTAATGTCATTGTTTACATAATCAACTTCCTGGATTTTCTCAGCTATATCGCCGAACGCAATCATTGTTTCAGTGGGTTCGTCCTCTGTTTTTACGAGGCAGTAACTTGGATCCAGACCGTATACTTCTGTTATTTCTTTTATTTTTCTGATACTAATAGTTAATCTTGTGTTGTAACTGGGTTCATAATTAATTTCCATAATTTCCTCCTGCGCGGCTGTGCCGCTTAATATCCAGACTGCCGCTGGTGGGCCTCCCTTTACACGCATAGGAGACGCGCTTCGCGAACGCTGCCCTTGTTTCACAGAAACTGTGAACGGTTATAGGGTACAGCAAAATTCTCAGATTTGTCGAGGACAGATTTGTCCATCAATCTGAGATTAGACGAAACGCAAATCTGATGTATTATCAGATGATTTCGTCTGAGATGCTGTAAATTTCAAGCATTTGTCAAATATCACGTTTCTGTGAATACGAGTTTAACATCTGCTTAACAATTTACAGTAGAGAATTGCCCTTGACGGTAGCATTTGTTTGTGCTACCATCAAGGGCGAGGAGTTTACGGTCGCGTATAACGACGTGACCGTCGTGTCGAGACGTTCGTCAACGTCTCGGAGTACCCATTCAGGTACTCGACCACGGCTGTGTGGGCCGAGGTCCATCGGATCTTGCGCACTTGACCGAGTGCGCAAGCTAGTGCGTACAGTGTGTCGGCACTGTGATGCACCAGGCGCTGCTTTTCAGCGCGTCCGGGCTGGTTGTATGTGGTGATGTACATACAACATCCTCCTTTCGGCGGCTTGTTCCAGCAAGCCGCCTTGTTTTATTTTTGGCAGTCTCGGGTTCATGCGCCTGAGTCCGCCGTAAAAGCAAATAAAAACGACGGATATTGCATCCGCCGGGTACCCCACCCATTTACGCTGAAAACGTAAACGAGGGAGAAAAATCCATAAATTAGTTCTTCTCTAAGTCTCTTTTCTAAGTCCTTTTCAATCTTCTCTAAGTCTCTTTTCTACCCCATTTTCGCCCCTCAAAAAAGCGTACGCATTCGAGAATGGATATATATGGAAAGAGACGGGGGTCTCTGACCGGATTTATATGATCAATTTAAGAGGTGTTTTTATGCAGAACAAAGTCTATGAAAACAACACGTATGTTGCTCAGCGTCCCGCCTATGGATTCAATCAGCCGCCAAAGCAGGCGTATGATATGGAGTACGGTACGCAGAACCGAAAAGAATTTGAATACTTGAAAGATCACGGCATGCTGCCTGTATTCGTTAAGAAATCTGAATATGGTATCAAGACCTACAAGTACACGAAGACGCCGGCTTTATTTAAGCTTCTCGTTGATTACTTCACGGCGGTTCAGGCTGAAAAAGAATACAACAAACTGAACCGCGAGCTTGAGAACAACAGCAAGCCTCTGTCTGAAGAAGAGGAGCATGATGTTATCGATTCTCTGATTGAGCACGGCGCACCGATTCGGAAGGTGCGTATCTATGCCTAATATCACGGAGTCAAAACCGAAACGTATTACAAAGCCGCCACAGAGTAAACTTTGTCTGAAGTGCGGCCGAGTCAAACCGATCGCCGACTATTATGCTAACCGAGATTGGGAAGACCAGCTAGGCAAGGACATCTGGTGCAAAGACTGCGTGAACCGCTGCTCTTCTAAAGATGAAATCCGTGAGTATTTCTGGGAGAATCACCGAGAGTGGAATGACCGCATCTGGCAGAAGGCTGAAGAGCGGGCTGAGAAGCTGGCCGCCAATAACACCGTCTATCAGAAGGCTAACGATGACCGTCGGAAGATTCTGCTTGAAAAGCTGACGTGTCAACAGGTGCCGGCTGTGATGGGCGTATATTATCAGTACGTTGAGAACGGCGAAGACGGCAAGACGATCTCTTATGCGGAAGCAAAAGAGAATGGTCAAATCAAAGAAGAAGCTGATCCTAACGTCAAAACCTATAGCCACAAGTTCAACGGGTACTTCAAGCCGAACGAGCTTGAGTATCTCGAAGAATACTATGCTGGCCTTGAAGAAGATTTTGATCTTTCCGATACGAACCTGAGAGACATCGCAAGGAAGCTCGCCAAAGCTTCCTTGCAGGCCGATAAGGCTCAGGATGATTTTATGGCCGGCAAGTGTGACTACTCCGTTGTTAAAGATGCGATCTCGCAGTTTGACCTTTTAAGTAAGTCCGGCAACTTTGCCGCGTGCAAACGCAAGCCCGGCGAGAATGCCGGCATGAGCTCTTGGTCGGAGCTTACCTTAAAGTTAGAAACATCAGGCCACCCGTGCACCCGCAAGATCGAATGGCCTAAAGACGACGTCGATAAGACGATCGAAGAATTCAAATACATTATCGAGGCCCTGGGTCTTGACCAACAGTAGCGCGATGAGGAGGTGGTGGGCGCATGATATCTAAACCAGGAGTAATCACAAACTGGGATGTCGCCGAAGAGCAAATCATTTTCTACCGGACACATCTTGATATCTTCATATAGAAGACGCGTTTCCACCTTACAAGCTGACCCGCGATCAGCATGTGATTGCCAGAGCTACTGGTAACGGAGAAGACATTAAACCCGTAGAAAGCCGCGGGTCTGGCAAAACCTGGCTGATGGCTTTATGCGCACACTCTATGTGCTGTCTTTATCCTGGCACCTTAGTCGCAGTATGCGCCGGCACTGCGGAACAGGCTACGCTTATCTTCCAGAAGCTGAAGATGATGGCGGAGCAGAATCCGAATATTGCCAACGAGATGCAGGCGAACAACGCCCGCAATCTTGTGCAGCTTTCCGGCGACAAAGGCAAAGTGACTTATAAAAACGGATCAAAGATGGAAAGCTTCGCTGTCCGTTCTATGCGCGGACAGCGTGCCAAGATCGTTATCGTTGACGAGATTCCTGAAGTTGACCAGGATGAGTTAGACGCTATCGTCTCTCCTATCCTCAACTATCGCCGCGATATTTCTTTTAACTATGGCTTCAAAGACTATCCGTCTAAGATGATCTCTATTACTTCAGCCTGTGAAAAATCCAACTCGTTCTACGACGCCTTCTTGCGTACCGTCAAAGATATGGCGCGAGGCGAACCGGGAGCGTTCGCCTGCGCGTTAGATTACAGGGCGGCGGCTGCCAACGGTATTACCGATATGGAGTTCTTCATGAAGAAGAAGGCCGAGCTGCCGCAGTCCGTCTTTGACAAGGAGTATGGCTCAAAGTTTATTGGTGCGACAACAAACTCAGCGTTTCCGTATGAGCTGACACAAACCTGCCGCACCTTAAAGAAGGTTGAGCTAGAGCAGCCGAAGAACAGCAAATCACGATACGTTATTTCGTTAGACATCGCGACGTCAGAAGCCAAGGGCGCAGACAACTCAATCATTACGGTGCTCAAATTCAACGAGCGATCTGATGGTACGTACGCCAGAAAGGTTGTCCTGATCCGAAGCTTTCATGGCAAAGGCTTAGACGTTCTGGCTGAGGAACTGCGCAAGCTTTATCATTTAAAGTTTCCGAACACAGAGAAAATCGTATACGACGCACGCGGTTTAGGCGACAGCCTGGACCGCTTCTTTGATAAAGAGTGGGTAGACGTTAACGGTAAGGAATATCCACCCTTAGTTGTAGACGATGCTCCTAACATGAACTCGGCGGCTTTACCTATCCTGCATCCGTTCCGCGCCGTTCAAACTTTGAACCAGCGCATTTACACAAACCTGCGGGTTGCCTTAGAGAAACGGACGATTGAGATTCCTGTGAACCAACGCATTATCCGTGCTGACCAGGAAGCGATCGATGATACGTCCAAACGGATGCGAGCTGAAGAACAGGCGATCTTTTATGAGGCCGACGCTCTGCAATTCGAGATGGGCAACATCGTCAGCAAGGTAGGCGCCAGCGGCAACGTGTTATACGATACGCCGCGCAACTCTATGCATAAGGACCGATACTCAAGTCTCGCGATGGGTAACGACTACATCAGCGAGCTGGAAAAAGAAAGCGTAAAACGTCATAAACGCGGCAAGCCCTGCATCGGGCTTGTCAGTTATTTTTAAGGAGGTTGAGCGGCTATGGGCTGGTTCGACAGATTCCGAAGACGAAAACCAGTAGAGGCTGCTGCAGTTCAGCCTTCTAAAATTACAAAAGAAAAGATTGTTACCGGCGCGAAGGATGAAGATGACTTCATCAAGTACGCGTCGTTCTCTAACTCGAATATTACTTTCAGCGGCAGCCTGAGCGGCTACGACTACGACAACATTCTGCGGAATAAGCAGAAGAATATCGTGTCGCTTTATCAGCTGTCCGACTATTACAGTGATGCCGACCCCGTTGTGCACGGCATCATCAAACACGTATACGTTCCGTATACGGTTGGATCTTCGTGGACATTATCTGGCACGAACGACAAGACAAACAAAATCTACGAAGAGTATTACAAGAAGATTCGGCTCAGAGAGAAGCTTGAAAGCATCGCCACGGAATACTGGAAATACGCCAACGTATTCGTCTATATTCTGAACGGCGTGCCGATTACTCTTCCTGTGCATCTCTGTAAGATCGGCGATACGATGCTGAACGGCGAGCCGATTGTTGACTTTGACTGCCAGACGATTCTGAATGAATGGCGTGTTAAAAACTACGCCATCAAAGAAAACTGGATCAAAGACAACAATCTTCAGCATTACTTCGAGGGCTATCCGCCTGAAGTGCAGGAAGCTCTGAATGCTGGGCAGCAGTATGCCCAGCTGAATCCTAAGTACGTGAAAGTGCTGCAGAGCCCCAAGGAAAGCTGGCTCAGATACAGCGTTCCTTTTATCGCGGCATGTCTGCCGGCTTTAGCCAAGAAAGAGCTGATCTCTAAATATGAAAATGCCATCTTGAATTTAGGCATTCGATCTTTTGTTCACATTACTTATGGCGACAAGCAGAAGGGCCGGGACATTTTACCCGACGGCACTGAACTTGCTGATGTCAGGTCTATCTTCTCTCGCGCTATGTCAAACTTCCCTTTGGCGGTTACGAATCAGTTAGCTGAAGCTCACGTTATCCAGCCCAAGCTGGATGACCTTTTCCAGTTTGACAAATATCGCGACGTCAACAACGATATTCTTTCGGCCGGCGGCATCAGCGGCATTATTGTCAACGGCATCTCTGAAGACGGCAGCACCTTTGCTTCCGCTCAGGTGTCTATGCAGACAGCCGCCGAGCGTATTGACGCGGCAAGGGACGAGATCTGCGAGCTCATGAATAAGATCAATGTCTGCATTCAGGAAGAGCTTGCTTTATCTCACATTTATAACGTAAGTCAGGTTCCTGAGTTCAAGTTTAAGCCGTTGGATATGGACGGCCGCAAAGCAATGCGCGAAACCTGTAAGGAACTTTGGGCTCAGGGCTTAGTGTCTACTCAAACAATGATGAAGACACACGGCTATTCGTTTGAACGGGAACGCGCTATGCGCGAAGAAGAGAAAGCAAACGGCGCCGACGAAGTGTTTGTGCCGCGGCCGTTACAGGGCCAGACGCCTACTGAGGAAGAAAGCGGCAGGCCCGAGATGACTGACGAAGAACGGCACTCGGATCCCGATGCTGCCAACAGAAGCAAACAACCCAAGCCATCCAACCCAGACGGCAGTATGGATGACACTTAATAATAGGAGTGGTCAATATGCGAATTTATGAAAACGGTACTTACCGTGACGCAACTGAAGCTGAAATCGCGGCCGCCGAGAGCGTCGTCGAGCCGGACGAGAAGCAGACGCTTGAGCAGCGTCTTGCTGAGCTCGAACAGGAGCTGGAGGCTACGAAGATTCTGCTGGGGGTGAGTGAATGACTTTCATTGAGCTTGCTCAGAAGCTTCGCGGCTATATCGAAAAGGCGGCTAAGTCTTTAGACGACGCCGACGCTTTAGACGCTGTGCAGCTTTATCCGAGCTGGAAGAATAACCATGAATACGATACTGTCGGCGAACGTGTCCGTTATGACGGTATTCTGTATAAGGTTCTTCAGCCGCACACTTCCCAGAGCGCCTGGACTCCTCCGGCCGCGCCTTCTCTGTTTGCGAAGGTGCTGATTCCTGATCCGGACGCAATTCCTGAATGGGAGCAGCCGGATTCTACGAACCCTTATATGAAGGGTGACAAGGTTACACATAACGGCAAGACCTGGGTATCCGACGTTGACAGCAACGTTTGGGAGCCCGGTGTTTATGGCTGGACCGAAGTGTAAAGAATATCATACGTTATTTATGACATAGCGCCGGCTTTATGGCCGGCTTTATGTATATCTGTGCAAACACATAAAGTATCTCCCACTGCTGTATGTGTAAGCATGAAGGAGAAATGCATATGAACCAATTAACCAAAACGTTCATAGCATCTGCCTCCGAGCTGCAAACTTCTGACCTGTATATGACAGTGAAAGCGACGTTGTTCACTTCCCCTGAGGCGAACCTGAACGGCGTGCGCTGCACGCACGAATTCCTTTCGGAAATCGTAGAACATCAGGACAAGTATATTGGCCTGCCTCTTTGCGCAGATGTTAAAAATTTGGCACAAGGCCGATATGAAAAGCTGGGTCATTGTTACAACCCGGTAACCGGTACTTTTCTGACATCAATGATTGGTAGTTTTTATAAGTTCGAGTCAGTAGCAACAGAGAATGATGGAGAAGCACTGGTTGGATACGCAAGGATCCTTAAACGCAACAAGGCTGTTTGCAAGGCTATTGGCGAGCTCTTCGCCGAAGGCGCTCTGAAATTCAGCTTTGAGATTGCTTGCGGGAGTTACGAGACGCTGGAGGATCAGACGATTCTGATCGATGCCGCGGACGACAACTATCTCGAAGGCATGTGTGTCGTTTCGTTTCCTGCGTGCCCGGAAGCCGTAGCGTTGCAGCTCGTGGCCGAAATCGAAGCTTGTAACAAAGATCTGACAAAGGAGGCAGATGATATGCCTAATGAAGAAACCGTCGTCGCTGAAGAAGTGACGGCGCAGGAAGCGGAGCCTGAGCAGAAGGAAACCGCAGAAGTCAAACCCGAAGCAGAGGAAGTTGTCGCCGAAGAAACAGCGGCTGTTGTCGTGACCGAAACGCATGTTGAAGTTGACGAAGCCAATGCTTACGATACTGAGACCGGCGATGAAGTTTCTGAACGCAATGTTCACGAAGTGACAACGCGTACCGTGTCTGAAGATCAGACAAAGGTTGCCGAGGAAAAATGCAAAGACGATGACGAAGAAGAGAAGCCGAACGAAGAGATGGCTTCCCTGCGCGATATGATCGCGGAGCTTCGCAACGAAATCGCTTCCGTTACTAAGAGTATCGAAGACGTTCGCAACCTGTTTGCGGAACGTACCGAGAAGGCTGTGGAAGCCATCAATCCTTTTATGGCTGAAATTGAGCAGCCCGTGAAGAAGTATTCTCTGCTCGAGTCTGACGACGCGCCGGTGGGCAAGCAGTGGTCGCTGCTTGATCCGGCGTAAATAAATCATTACATTTGTATTGCCGCCCTTTAACCGGGGCGGCAATACGCATTTTTGGAGGGATAGCTATGGCTGGATACATGACCAAGCTGCAGGGCTACCTCTATGAAGGCGAATTCACGAACGGCACTGGCGCCCCCGTTGAGAACGGCGTGCTGGTTGCTCTTGGTTCCGGTGATGACGCCGGCAAGATGGTCCTGCCCGCGGCTAATGCCAATACTAAGTTTGTTTGCAAGGAAGTTGCTGCTATTTACGACGGCATTCCTGCTTATCGTTTTATCGTGACGGCGATCGATACGCCCGTGTACTTCGTTGAGAACGGCTTCGAGCTGAACATCGGCGAAGGCGAATATGACACTACTATTTATGCCACTAAGGACGGCGCTTTCCTGCGTGCTCATCCGCTGCAGGTCGGCGAAGAGTTTGTGACCAACATGGTTACTGGCACCCCTGTGGCTGGCACCGAGTACTCCGTCAAGGCTGACGGCACGATCGGTTAATCAGGCTGAGAGGTGATAACTATGGCTGATATTAATGTGACTAAAGACAGTAAGTTTGTTAAGGTTCTTACTGCTCAGGCTAAGAATGAACGTGTTGATTCTAACCTGACTCAGGAAGCCAACGAGATCGTTGCCGAGCTCGTGAAGGATCCTTCTCCCCAGAACCGCCATCAGCTGGCGCAGACTGTCGGCTTTGCCGTGAATGACCTGCAGCAGGGCGAACTGGATTTCCTCAACCATGTGGCCGATATTAAGAATATTTCTTACGGCGACAAGGCCGCCTTCAATGTGAAGACCGGCGGTATCAAGGCGTACATCCAAGCTAAGGGCTCTACCACTGCCCGCAGCTATGTGGCTGATCGCCAGGTGACACTGGAGACTGTTGAAATCTCAGCGCGTCCCGCTATCAACATTATGGATCTGCGCACCGGCCGCGTGAACATGGCCGACCTGATCCGCGAAGCGAACCGCGAAATGACCAACATGAAGCTCGCCAAGATCGAAACCGTGCTGCATGATGCGATCGACGATTACGCTTCTCCGTTCTATGCCACCGGCACTGGCGTGGTGAAGGCCACCCTGGATGCGCAGCTGGCGTACTTCAACCGTCTGGGCAACGTGACCCTGCTGGGTGACGCGGCTGCGGTTGGTCAGCTGTCCGGTATCACTGGCTTTGCCAGCTACAGCGGTCAGAACATGATCATCAGCCCGTCCGACAACATGATCGACGAGCTGAACAACAACGGCTTCATCGGCCGCTACATGGGCGCGAACGTCATGAAGCTGCAGAACGCGTACAAGGATGGCACAACCACTCCCGTGCTGGCTGTGGACTGGATCTACATCCTGCCCGCTGGCATGACCGGCGATGCCCGCAACCTGAAGGTCGTGAACGAAGGCAACGTTAATGCGTTTGAATCTCAGAATATTGACGATCTCGTTTACGAGATCCGCCTCGATCAGTGGTTCGGCGCTGGCTTTGTGACCGGCAAGCTGCCTACGATCGGCGCTTATAAGATCGGTTAATTGAACGCGAGGCCGCCCTTTAGGGGGCGGCCTCGCTCTTAAGGTAGAAAGGTGTTAATTATGACAGAAACTCTTTATCGCGTATACAACAAATGCAAATACGACATCGGCGTCGTGACTCAGCAGAACATCGGCATCAACATTAAGGCCGGCGGTTTTCAGATGCTGACGCCTAACGATATTGCTTTTATCGAAGCGAACTGTGCCGACAGGAAATTCTTTTCTCAGAGGATGCTTGTACCCGTCGACGACGACGGCAACGAAGTTGACCTGCGAAAGGTGCATGTGCCGGTAGACGTAGACGTCGTGCCGTACAGAAGTGACGACGAAATTATTGCTGCGCTTAAAGGATCCGCCAAGAAGCTTGAAGACTGGCTGTCTACAATCGACGATCCTGCGGAGCTGCACGCTATTTATAAAGTGGCCGAGGGCTTAGATCTCCCGGCGAGCAAGCTGAAGATTCTCAGCAGTAAGATGCCTAACAAAGACTGGTTAGACCAGCGCTAATCTTTTTAACGGGAGGTGAAACTTGTGACCTACATCAACGATTTGATTGACGAGGTAAAAGACGCTACTGCGTGGCAGCGTACGCCTGAGCCTGTGACAGACAGCGATTACAAAAGACTGATTGTCAACGCAATCAAGACACTGTTTATCGACACGGGTCGAACCTTCCAGTATAAGAAAGAATATCTCACACAGGACCAAGAAGGCAAAGACATCTTCGATTATGACTTCGAAATAGACGAAGAGAAATACATTCTTCTGACAGCGCAGATTGGATTCTTCAAGAAGGTCCAGTCTGATGTCAATAACATCGTCAGCTACAGCACCGACGCCTTGTCTGTTACTTCGGCTGACAAACCTTATACTCATTTACAGGACACTATCGGTGAGCTTGAGAATGAGCGCAGGATTGTTTTCTATAAAATGAGCAGGTTTGTTTGCCTGCAGAATTAAAGGAGGTTTCCGTATGGAACGTATTATTGCAGAAGACCATGCGGCGGCATTATATGCGGCTCAGTTAAAAGACCGCATTGAGGCGCTGGAACAGGGCGGTGCTGCCCGCGATGACGACGGAAATATTGTCACCGTATCTGTAGACCAGGTTGTTAAGACTGGTACTGAAATTGGCGGTATCACGATTGGTGCTACGCGTACTCCTCTGTACGCGCCGGCTGTTGAAATTCCTGAGGCTACCAAAGTGACCGTGACGCCGCTGACGAGCACAGGTACTAAGATCGCCAACATTAAAGTAGACAACACTTTACATTCGCTGTACGCGCCGGCTGGTGAACAGGTTACTGTGACGCCGGCTTTAGCTAATGGCGTTAAGATCGGCACGATTCAGGTAGGCAACAACACACAGACGCTGTACGCTCCTGAGATTGTTGACGACGGCAGCGGCGGGACAGTCGACATCAGCGGCAAGCTGGATGCTCCTGCTACGCCTGGCACAAGCGGCCAGGTGTTAGCGACGAACGGCCAGGGCACTACTTATTGGACTAACAACGGTTCTGGCAGCGGCTCCAGCGTTTCGGTTACTTCCCGTTTGTCCAGCGGCACTAACATTGCGTCGATTACCGTAGACGGTAAGACAACGCAGCTGTACGCTCCTGCTTCCGGCGGCGGCTCTACGATCGTTACCGGCGGCGGCGCTTTCCCGCTGCTTAAGTCTATCCAGCTGACCGAAGACGTGTCGTCTATTGTTATCAGCGAAGATGATAATGGCAACGCTTTAAACCTGACCGAAGGTTTCTTCATTCAGGCCGAATTCGAGCTGGCTACTGAAAACCGAGCTCAGTATTTCAACGTCAGTCTGGGCGGCAGCGACAGTGAGAACAACGTACCTGTCAGTACGAACCATCGTCTGGATACAACACGGTTCACTTATGCCGACATCTACGGCATTCAGGTGGCGCCGCAGCAGTGGCTGGTTGAAACGCATACAAAGCAGAATATGTACGATGGCGCTTCCGGTGTCGGTACCTCCGTTGGCAATTTAAGCTACAACAACTGGAACGGATTTAATAATCCTCCTGCTACCGTCAATCGCGTCGTTATCAGCTTCAACACTTCGCTGTTCGGTAAGAATACGAAGATCAAGCTTTTTGGTCGTTAATTCATTTTAAGGAAAAAGAGGCTAAGGTATGAATAAGGACTTTACTGTTCTGATCGATTACCTGAATCGCAATATGGATCACATCGATCGGAAAGAATATATGTTTAATGAATACACTGGCATGCTCGAGCTTGAAATCAAGCGTCTGATCTTAGACGTCGAGGATGCCTTCTATAAATTTGAAAACGGCAAGCAAAAGGACGAATGGTCCGCTGAAGCTAAACAAAGCTTCAGCAGGATTCGTCATAAGCTGCTGGATATCGCGAACGCTGTTGGGCGGCTGCCTAAAACACTGCATTATAAAGGCGTTTCATGTTCTGAAGTCAAACTGTCTGATTTCGTAGCTGACATTATTGACAGCACACTTACATAACTTACAAGCGCAAAGTGCTTGTTGTTACAGCAACTAACAGAACTTACAAGACTTACAGAAAGAGGTGAGGCCAATGTCTAAACCTTATGTTCCGTCTCAGACAAACAAACGATTCTATATACCGCCTACGTTGGCCTCTGACTTTACCGAATTTCTCAGCAATGATATTCCGGATACCGTGATGGACTTTATCGTCTATCATGATTGGTATGACCAGTTTTTAGAAGGATACGAGGACATTATCACCAGAGGTGAAGTGTACCCCGATTCTTCTAAAAGCCGGTATACCAACATGGACAATAATATGAACATTCGATGCGACGTCAACAGTGGCATACGCAAAGGAGATATTATTAAAGACGAAAAGGGCCGGATCTATATTCTCGACTGGGAAGTACACGAGCAAAGCAACAACGCTCCTTCGCGGGCTTTACGTTGCAATATGTATTTAACAGTCGAGCATTATTATCAGGAACAGACAGATGAGGAAGGCTATCTTATTCAGGAACAAGGCTGGAAGCCTTTATTCGAGCAACTGCCTTCCAACGGTTATCGTTATGATGGCCGGCCGGAATATTCCGCTATCTCCGCGACGCCCGGTGTTACACCGAACGCTTTGACGATTGTAACGGTGCAGTACAACGACAAAACAAAGTACATCCGTATTGGCGACAGGTTTGCCTGGGGCGGGGAGTATTTTGAAATCGTTGACGTAAACCGGATCGGTGTGTCGCTGGACGAAACGTTTGGCTGCATTACGTTACAGGCTAAGAAGGCGGCGGGTGGAATACAATGAATCCGATAAACAAAGATCTTATCATGGATGCCGCTCGAGAAGCTTATCGTAAAAAGGTAGCTGAAATTGCCAACACGATGATTATGTGGTGCGCAAAAGAAGGAACAACTGAACACATTCCTGGCTTGTCGCAGGTATCATATTCTATAGAGAACGTTGGCGATACAGAAAGCCGCATCGTTTTTCATCTCGAAGCGTTGAACGACGAAGAGAAGAAAAGCTTTGAGGAAATATATTATCCAAATATTCTGATCGAAAGGAAGTGGAGTTAATGCCTTCAGCATGGATCACAGAATGGAATACGATTCTCAGAAAAGCTATCTGGAAAGACAGCAAGCTCAAAGAGCTGATGATGATCCCGGACGGCATAGACATTATCACTTTCTTTGACAAATATTTTATTCGAGCTGGATACGCGAATACTTTGGTTGAGCATGAAGATGTGCGCATCACGTACGGTGTCTTAGGCAACAGTGACACTGAAGTACCTGATGTGAAGCGGAATCAGCTGACCTTTGATATTTATGTGAAGACGGAACATCTGCATGACGCAGACAGAGATCGTCTGCTTTATCGCACCGTCCTGATTGCGGATCGGCTTAAAGAATTGCTGAAGCGAAATGATTTTATTGAAGGTACCGGCTATAAATTCCGGCTCGCCGGTGAAGGCGAGCTCGGTACCCGCACGATCGGGTACGCAAGATATGGTATCAGCTTCAGCTTTATGCGTGTTTATTGACACACATCGATATATCTTGCAAGGATTCTGTGGGAGGTTTCCGAACTTTATATATCATATGTGTTGGTAAAATATATTTCTGAAAGGAGTGCTTGCTATGAGCACTTATGTTGCCGCGTACAAAGGGTAAACAGCTTTGCCCCATATAACAGCGATGTTATATGCAAACTCACCTAAACGGAGGAAATCTTAAGCTTGGCAACTTAAGACTACTTACCGTGCTAAAGATTGGAGATTGAATATGATTATCGAAAATGGCTGCTGGACTGTATATGTCCATGTAAATAAAATTAACGGCAAAATGTATGTAGGCGTTACTTCTAAATCAATGGAAGAACGCGCCGGCTATCAAGGCCACCGTTATAATCCTAAGCTGTATTTCGGCAAGGCAATTCGCAAATACGGTTGGGATAATTTTGATCATGAAATTATTGCTTCCCATTTAACAGAAGAAGAAGCGAGTAACATGGAGAAGCTTCTAATCAACAAGCTTCAGTTAAACGATCCAAGATACGGATACAATATTGCGGAAGGTGGTAATCTATGTTGCATACTGCATGGAGAAAAACATCCGTACTATGGCAAACATCGAGAGGCTGAAGTTGTTGATAAAATCAGGCAGTCTCATTATGGTAAAAGTCCTGACAAAGAAGTAAGACAAAAAATCAGCGACAAACTAAAAGGAAAATATTACGGTTCAAAACGCGTGCAAGTAAGATGCATTGAGACAGGCATCGTTTATGAATCGTATAATGCAGCCTCGCGCGCTGTAGGAGTTTCTGCAAGCAGTATTAGATACTGTATTACAGGCAGACAAAAGGTATCCGCTGGTTTTCACTGGGAAGCTGCTTAACCAATCAAAGCCTAACGATCATCCCCGATGGGAGTAGGGGCAAGTGCCCCGAAAAGGTGAGCGTCTCACTGAGACGGTGATATGATCTACTCTGCATGGTAACATGCAGCTGCCTTATTGGCGGCAGAAGCTTAACGAACTTCTGCGAATATTAGGACATTGCCGACGTGCCGCGTGTTTGGTTCCGTCGTTGCGATGGTCGCATTTTTTATTTTGACGAAATCACTCAGGCGAACGCCTCCCCTAACGTCCAGTATACCGAAATCAACGCTGGTTGGTCTCTGTTCCCCGTTGCGTACTTACCCGGTCAGTCCACCATGGAAATCTCCATGACCTCTGGTCAGTTCAATGCTGAACTGTTCGCTCTGGCCAATGGTTCTGAATTCCTGGCCAGCGACGCGTATACTACTTACACCACTGAGCATCTGACCGTGGATGCCACTTCTCACAGCATCACGCTGAAGGAAGTTCCTCTGGCGCATAGCATCTCTATTGCTGGTATGGTGGAAGGCACCACTGCTGGTGCTGGCACCGAAGACACTGGCAACAAGGATACCTTTGCTGTTGCGGCAAAGGTTATCACTCTGCCCGAAGATGTGGCTGGCGAAATCGAAGTGTCTTACGAGTACCAGGTTGCCGCTGCGCACGTTGCCGAAATCGACAACCAGACCTCCGCTATCGGCGAAGCTGTCTTCAAGTGGCCCGTGTACAACTCTGGTGAAGACTGCACTGACGCGTCCATCAAGGGTTACGTTATCATGAAGGTGTATCGTTGCCGTGTGTCTCAGATGCCCGGTTTCGATACCAGCTACAAATCTGCGGCCACCAATAGTGTGACCTGGGCCACCATGGACCCGAAGCGTGACGACGGCAAGGCGTACAGCATTGCCTACGTTGCTGCCTAATTACAATTAAATACTCAGGCGTTTATTAAGACTATATAAGGTTTAGCCGCGAAAGCGGTATTATTAAGGCAGTCCTTCTAATATGCGCGATCGGGGGACACTGCCTTTGTGCAGTGTCCCCTTTTTTATTTTGATAAGGAATGAAGGTGTCTGTAATGGTTGCAGAAGAAAAGCCTATCCCTGAAACCAACGAAGAAGAGGTGCCAGTACCGGCGCCAAGCAAACGGCGTAAAGCCGTCCCGAAAGAGAATGATACACAGAAAGAGATCCCAGAAGAAACAAAGCTCGACAAAGCGATGCCTGCTGAAGTGGATCCAAAAAACTGTGTGACTATAAACGGCGAGACGATAGAAATCAAGCCTACGAAGATCAAGTATCAACGGAATCGAACAGCCGCCGCTTATCATATTCTCGAAGTCTATCCTCTCGCAGACGTATTAGCCTGGGACAAAGGCGTTGTTGATCCGGACCGCGACGGAGATCAGGTTGTATTTGATTTCCTTACAGCTGTCTTTGACAACAGCAAGTTAGTATCCAGGCTGTACGACAGTATGACAACCGGAGATATTGAGCGCATCATCGAAATCTTTAAGCGCCTGAACAAGATTACTGAAAAAGAAGATGCGGCAAAAAACCGGGCAGCCAAGGAAACGAATCGTTAAACCTCGACGAAGCCGTGGCAATGATTGCGGTTTACCTTGGCGAAACCAATGAAGACAAAATCAATGATATGAGCTGTCCATTTTTCAATGACGTCCTTGCGGCTTTGGGCAAGCGCGTGAATTACGACGCCGTCGTCAATTATGCCGGCAACGCGTTTGCTAAGGACAGTTGGAAGATGATTCAGGAAGCGAATCCGATGATCAAGCCTCCGAAGATGAATTCTTCGTTTGTTGACTTGCTGAGCAAGCCGAATACTATGTCGAAGATCGAAGATCTTGGAGACTTGTCTTGGGCGCAATAATGCCAATGCGTTATTGTTGCAACACGCATGGCACAATAATCAACTTATAAGGAGATCTTACTATGAACAAAGAGAACGCTGCTTATCAGTATTATGACATTATGGTAAACAACTATCAGCGCTGGCAGATGAACGTGATCGACAGCAAGGCCTGCCATGGGCGTTTCATTAACGCGGCGATCAATCTGGCCAAGCTGAATATGCCGAACCCGTTTACGTTTACGCAGACGCAGGATAACGCGCAGGCTAAACCTACGCAGCCCGGCGTTGTTACCGCGATTTTTGAAGAATAAATAAAAATACGCCCTGCGGCTTTGATGGCCGCAGGGCGATAAAGAAGGAAGAATGAATTATGATAAATTCTATTGAGACCGAATACAGAGGCTATCGTTTCCGTTCCCGGCTTGAAGCGCGGTGGGCTATTTTCTTCGATGTGTGCGGCGTCGACTGGGAGTATGAACAGCAAGGATATAAATTTGACGACGAAGAAGGAGCTGGCACACATTATTATCTGCCAGACTTCATACTGCACAATGTTACTGGCCGCGTTAACGGAGATCTATATATTGAAGTCAAAGGTCAGATGAATGACCAGGACGCTAAGAAGATCAAGAGTTTTGTGAAAGCTGGGATAAGTAAAGCAGGTTTATCAACCAAGACGCCTTTGCTGATTGTTGGCGATGTTCCGCGAGGCAACAATATTTACGAAATGATAGACTGTATGTTTAAGGCTGCTCATAAAGATGAAAGGCTTTGGCCTAACTGTTTTAATTTTGAAACAATTGACGGTGATGATTTGGCTGCCTATCCTGGTGTTAATCACGAAGGAGAGTTTGAAATCTTTGATGACACTATGGGTTGCGTAGACAAAATGAATAAGACGGCTACTGAACGCGCGTATCGTTATGCGCGGCAAAGCCGGTTTGAACACGGCGAGAATCCTATTAACAGACGATAAAAGCGAGCCGGATTAAACGGCTCGCTGCACTGACAGTAGACAATACCGTCGCACAATGCGTGAATATGTGTCGCGCAGAGGTGGGAGAAGCAACAATATTTCAGGCCGCCTAATTTTGCGGGGGTGGTTAGTGGATCATTTTGTTGATAATCCATTCGGCGAACATGATTACAGTTGCTATGGTTGCGATCTTTGAAATAATGTTCCAAAAGTCTTTCACCATACGATCGCCTCCTTTCTGTTTTGCAGATTGGAGGCGGCCTGCTGTCAGTACCTTTTCATCATATTATAAGGAAGAAAGGAACTCAACTATGAATTACTTTGATATTGTTAATCAAGCTATTGAGCTCGTTGTCGTCGATGCTGGCAACGGACTGAGTTTTTTAGAACCTCGTTACAAAAAGATCCTTCGTTCTGCCGGACTGACGGAGCACGAAGAGACGATTGAGCCCGAAGAATTGTATGAGATTGTCAAGCTTGAAGTTGACAAACGGAACGCTTTCGGTAATCAGATGAACCTGATAGCTAACTGGATCGCAGATGTCATTACGGAAGTAGTTGAACCAGCCAGGATGCAACAGGAAAATGAGTTTATGCAGAATATGCTTGCTTATCTTCAGCGAGATCAGCAAGTTAAAGATAAAGAATCTGAACTTGAAGAGAAGGAAAAAGAATTAGACATCAAGGAGAATGTAGGCAAGGTTATACCGATGGGGCTTAATCTGGCCAAGCGTAAAGCGGAGGAATAAGTTTAAGCTAAGTATTCTGACAAAACGAATAAGAACCAAGAAGCATTGGCAGCAGATAGTTTCTCATAAAAAGATTGAGGCAGCTTTTTGTATTCCATCCAGAGGCGGAATAAGTTTTCGAACGTTCCGCGCAAAAAAGCTTTGCGTTCAGAAGACAATCCTGGGAACAAGACGTTGTCTAACTGATTGTCCCCGCCAGACACGATAAAAAAGTAGACAGGTTTTGACTTGTGCAAAACGGAAACGTCATACAGATATGGAGACACCGAATCCGTGTCTACCATTTCAGTGAAGAGATCGAAGTTGAAAAAGATATCGATGTTATCAGCGTGTTCGATGATGTTTCCGTTTATTTTTGCGCCTTCAAAAGAAACTGAATCTGGCACTTCGTTTTGATGAATTACGAAACAGGATACTTTATTCGCAGACAAGATTAGCTCGGCCATGATGTTTCCTCCTTGGTTAAACTTTATATCATCAAGAACAATGTGTATGATTTCATTTTATCATCTAAACAATTCGTAATCCAATCTGTGTAGTCATGCTCAGCAGTAGCCAAAGCGCTATATAAAGTGACGGCAGCTGCTTTATCATAGATTCTGCCATATGGGAAGAAATAGCTGCAGTCGCAAACCCAGAACGGGCTACAATATCTGTCTTCATGGCTATATGTTGCGCACAAATAAAATATATGTCTCCATAAGTATCAGGATCATACTTGATTTCCATTTGAGCTAATACAACAAAATGATAGCTTACATTATTGTTTTTAATCTCTAAATCGATACCCACACCACGGCCAGGTATAAGAGTTAAATTTTCGTAGACAACTTTCTTTGTTGAATCGAGACTTTCAGATACTTTATCAAAGTTGTTTTCAATCAAATGCATATAGGCAGGATCGTTCAGTGAAAATTTGTAAGCATCATTAAGGCAGTCAAATAACCTGTACTCCATAATGCACCTCCTTATGTAGGTGCATTAAGTTTACCATACCGGAATTATAAAGTCAAACAAAAATAAGCAAAAGGAGGAAAACACATGGCTGACGAAATTGAACTATCAGTACATTTAGATAATAAACAAGCTCTTATGTCGTTGACAGAGTTGGAAGTAAAAGCCGGCGAAATGAGCGAAAGTGTTCAGCAAATGCAGTCTGACATGACTGCGCAGCTTCCCGGTTATGCTGAAGGTATGACGTTTCAGTATTCTCAATTTCAAGATAACCTGCAACGACTCATTGACTTGAGACGAAGTATAGACACAGCATCTAATAGTTTTGATGCAGACCGTTTAACAGAATCGTTTACAAGGTCATTGAAAACGATTGAAAATGTTTACAAAGATTTTGCTGAAAACTTTCAACTCTCAAAAACAATTGAAAGTAATCTGTCTGGTATGGGAGACGCTGTTAAGACCAACCTTCTTTCGTCTCTCAGAGAGCTGCAACCTGAACTCGTCGGCGAACTGCGTAAGTTTGCAGCTTCAACAACCCAAGCTGTTGGATCGCAAACAGATAAAAGCTTATTGAATATGTTTGCCGACAGCGACGCGTTCAAGAAATTACAGAGACAGTTAACGCAACGCACTTCCGCGTTTGGTGGTTCTGACGACGCCTCTCTGCACAATCTCCAAGCTCTTGCAAAATTAAGTATGCCCTTTGCTGTCGCTCAGTATAACAGACAACAAATCGTCGACTGGTTTGATAAGACCAACGCTCCCGAAACTTTTAGACAAATGCTTCCTAAAAGCTTTCAGACGATTCCGGCCTATCTTAAAATTACGCAACTCCGACAACGCGGGAGCAATGCTGCAGAAAACAGGCATTTAACAAACGACGAGAAGAAGGCCTTAGAAAGTATTGTAGCGTCCGATACGTTTGCCCTTGATGCTGCAGTTTCTCAAGGTATCGCCAGAAAGCATAACGGCCGTATTTTTCTAAACGAATATACAACCCGAGAAATGATTAACGCTATGGCCGGCCGCGTCATGCACGACATCGTCAACGGCGCTCAGGGCGAAGCACGTTATGGAATTACCGATGTCGAAGATCCAGATGTCTTTTATAAGATCATTCGCAAAAACAATAAGATGCTAACTGGCAGTTTACAAACCGCCAGAATGATGAACGATCGTTTTGGATCATGGTTGAACCCCGGATATTATGAAGCGCCTAAGGGTCGGTTTTCTGAAGGTGGCAAAGATTTAGGCACCATTCGTTTTGCGCCGAGAATCGATACGCGAGCTTTTGCGGAATATACGCTCGATGAAATGAAGCGCGGTGCGCAATATGATGGGCAACCAGTAACCGTAGAAGGACAGCCTGTCAGGCCTGAAGATTATCATCAGATTACACTGCGAGACAGTATACATCACAGAAAACTACGAGCAACGCAAGCTGGCGACAACGTTGAACATAACGGTTTTAGCAGAAACGCCATTTATCTGAAAACTCCAGAAGAAGCGTATGATTATGAAACGTCGCCTGAAAGACTAAAAGAAATAGAAAAAGATTTAGCCGAAAGAATTGAAAAGGGTTACACTGTCAACGGCAGACATTATTCATACGTCAGACACAATGCTACTCACGCCGAATTCGTTCTCGATGATATCATCAAAGAATTAGGTGGAGGAGATTTTGAAAAAGGTAGAGATGTATTTTTAAACGGTGCCAAAAAGCAATATACGGATCCCGTTAAATTTCATAAGGCATTGGATTATCAAAATAAGACAGCTACTGATTCTCAGAGAATTGCTGATTTATATGGATCTGATTTACGCAATGCAAAGGTAGTTGTTTCCAACCTGAAAGAGCTCGGCATGGACGGTTTCAATTTAATCAGTGACGAAATTGTTCCGGCCAGCTTCCAAGGCAGAGAAAATGAGGCGGCTGAAAAAGCTACGTATGTCAAGTTCAATATGGCTGGACTGCGGAAACTTTACAAGGATAAAATAGATAGTCAAGGCAATCTTGTTATTCCAAAAGCCGCACCTGGCGGGCAAGATTTAGTGATCGGGCCTGACGTCACTATGATAGAAGATCAGGCGAATATAAAAAATTTTGACAGCCTGTATCGCGATAAAGACGGAAACTTATTACCGCTTGAGGCAATCAACGCTGCGAGAAGTAAAGTCATGCAGCGCGGAGATCTTTCGGCGAAAGTAACATATGAAGGCGCTAACACTGATAAGAGGTGGCTGTCTCATCAGATGGTGCAGACTTTAGGCCCCGTGTTTACTCCTAAGCTGCGCCAATATTTTATGCAAAATGTTTTTGATGAATTGGCTTCGCTTGGCGACGACGAAACTGTGCGCAGGAAATTATTTGGCGGGCAGAATATTGACTTAAATACTCCCGCAGCCCAGCAAACCATACAAGATTACAGAGATTCTATTTTTGAAAGAATATCTCAAGGGGACCTTTTAGGCCCTGAAGGCGGCATTCAATACGGAATGGCTGCGCCGTGGGTTCCAAGCATCGTCAACAAAGCATTAAAGCGTGCTAGAGTTTCGCTGACAAAAGAGCAGGAAAGCGCCGCGATCGACGAAAACAACGTTTTATTCATGAACATGCTTGCTGATACGCTGGGCATTGTTCGCGCTCCGTATTCAGCAGAAGGCAACATTGTCGCCGGTAACGAAGCAGTCAAAGATAATTTTAAAGCTTTGGTAAAAACGCTGGGCCTTGACCCGAACGGTTTATATATGGCGCCCGGCGCTCCGATGCTCAGCTTTATGCAGACTGAGGACTTCGACGGAGACATTAATGCTATCATGGACTTAAGCAGCCAAGGCGTTAGCCGGAGTGATCCACGATTCGCTGCCGCCATGAATAAGCTAATGACAGATGCTCAAACGTGGCACCAAAAAAACATTATTAAAGAATCCGGCAGAACACAAGAAGAGCAGGAAGCGTTAAAAGCTCAACGCACTATTCAAGCTGCCAATCAGCCTGGTGCTGTGTTCGACATGTTTGATAGTAAAACCAACGCACACGAAATCATTGAAGGCGCACAAGCCGGGCAAAAGATGGGATTAGCCAATGCTGTTGACCGTAATGCATGGCAATATGGTGTATCTCAACGTGTTGCAAGAGCTCACCGAGATTCAGCGTCTCACTACGACGCTGTTTCTACGTTCTTAAAAGAAAGAAACAATTTTGATTTAACCGAAGATGAGCGAAAAATTCTTTCGGGCGGAGCTCCTTTTGCGGCAATGTTTAAGTGGATTAATGACGCCATGGAAGATGTAGACGGCAATCGGATGTGGACTGAAAACAGTCAAGCTCAATTTAATAAGCACAATATAGATAAAGTTAACCTTCCGAGTCGGAATCAGGGAGATATTCAAGCGGCTCTATATACGAGATTTTTAGCGGCAAAACATGGCTTCAATATTAACGGTAAATTGAATTTGGATGAAGTATTTGCTAAGCTGCCGGAGGTGGATTTAAACACAGCTACCGGGAGAATGACTCAGCAGTTAAGAAATATACGGCGCGACATGGGCAAAGGTCTTTATGTGGCCTTGTCAGATTCGTTGGCTGAAGAAACAAAACTGATGAGTACAATGGCTTACAATGAGATTACGAGAGACGTTAATCAAGACAGTAATTTTATAACTACAAGTGACAAGAACAAAGAAATTGCAAGACGGTTTAGAGAAGCCGGCGGAGAAGTAGCAAAAAACATTGATCAATTTGTTGTTACAGAATCTATTGCACGAAACAATCAAGATTTGAGCAACGAGTTAAAACAGCTTTCAGATTTATCCGGTCAACAACCGGTATTTGGTAAAAGCTATGGAACAACGTTTAAAGAACCAGAGAAAGTCATTGAGCAGAACAAACGAGAATTAGAAAGAATTGATAAAGAGAATCAAGAAAAACAACATCGCGTTGATGAAATAAAAGCCACACAAGCGAATACCGGACGCAGATTGATAACCGACGCCGAGTACATAGTGTATGATCCGAATCTTACCAAAGACGAATACATTAAGAATAGAACTGAGACACTCAAGCTGCAAGGCGCCTCTCCAGAAACAATCGACGCCGATATAAAATCGATTGCGCAATTATACGACGATATCGAAGCAGGACGTATTGTAGTTGACGATAGAAAAAATTCTAAGTTTAAAGTTAAGGAAAATGGACAATGGGTTGATTTATCTCCAGATGAAGTTGAAACACTTAAACAATTAAAAGTTTTAACGAACGATATCGACAGTAACAACGATAGAAAAGCAGCCATTGAACAGAATACTGCGTTAGCTGAGAATCAACTGTCTGCAGCTTATAATTTTATTAAAGCCCAGGAAAGGTTCAATGGCATACGATCCAACGTTGGACAGTTTACCTCCGGTCTTTATTCTTCTATCGCGAAAAAAGAAAATGAGCTGGAAGGATTAAGCAAAGCAGAGATTTATTATAACGATAAATGGAATATGGCCAACCGTCTCTATAAAGAGTTGGATGCCTTTAGAGAATCGCAGGAGTTCGCAGCATTAAGCATAGACGACCAGAGTGCTATCAACAATTGGCTTTCAAAAGACAACGGCTTGTTTGCTTTAGTGGATAAAGATTTAGCTGAAACGACGGCGTTCAAATCCCAAAGAGTATTGGAACAGTATCAAAAAAGGAATGTGAAGCACAACGGAAACGCCGCTATCTTAGAAGATCGATTCAAGGACTACGATAAAGACATAGAAAATCTGATAGGGTACCGCGATTTACTGCAAAAACGTTTGGCTGCTGGCGGACTCGATGATAAGACCAGAGATCTGTTTGAACGACGTTTAGCGGAATCCAATAAGAATATTACAGCTACGCAAAAAGAAATTGGTCAGCTAAAAACGTCTGAAGTGACAGAAGCGTTAGATAAGATTAAGAGTACTGTCATTAATGATCCATTCCAAAAACTGAAACAGGGCGCCAAAGAAGCGAAGAATCAAGTTACAGCTTTAAACGATCTTCTTGTAAAAGTGTACAAAGATCAAGGTTTAAGCGATGCAGAAATCCAGAAGAAAGTTGAAAACTATTCTACGCTTACACAGCAGATCGATGAGAACGCCGCATTTCAAAAAGACTCGTTAGATCTGCAGCAACGATCCAGGGTCAGACAAATTTTAGGCACGTACTCAAACGATGTCGACGGTTACGATCTCGAAAGACAAAAAGCATTCTTGGATTTTAGGCAAGAACAAAGCCGCGTTTCGAAAAAATATAATTCTGGTAAGTTTATTACTGATGACGAACGGCGGCTGCTTAATACGTCTTTTGCAGAATTCAATCGTCGATTCGACGAACAGCATTTAGACGTATCTTCGTATCTGACAGGAGAAGACGCTGTTCGGCATAAAGCGAGCGTTAATGTTGAGAACGCCAATAAGATCATTGAACGTATTAGAAAAAGTCATTTAAGCAGGGAAGAAAAGAATAATCGGATTCAGACGATTCAAGATTTATTTGGAGACGATTACATTGATCAGCAAGTGTCTGCCTATCAGGCTGCTCAAGAGCGTAAAGCAGATCAGATGCGTTTGCGTGATGAGCAACAATCTCTCCAAGCGGAACGGTACGCTCGACAAGGCGACGCGCAGCTTCGAAACTGGAACTACAGAAACGTAACAAGCATCGAAGGCCGAGCAATGTTGCAGCGCAGGTCTATGTATGACCAGCTAATTGATCGGCGAGATCAAAGCGATCTGCAGATTCGTCAGCTTGAAGCCAAGAAAAAGGAAATAGAGGCGGCTTTAGCCAATCCTAAAACAGAAAACAAAGACCAGTTGAAGAGTAGCCTGGCTTCAACAGAGCAGGATATTGCAAAATATACAAACAGTCTGAATCAAGCCAAAGAAGCACTGAATCAATTCGGAAGCAACGAACAGTTCAGCGAAGGCATGAACGCTGTCAAGGCTACGCTTGAGTCGGTTGGCAAAGCCGCCGATCAGGTAGTCAAGCGTTTTGCTACCCAACTGTTCAGGCAAGCCTTCCGTGAAGCGAAGACGTTCGTCACACAGTTCAGCACACAGATGCAGAACATTCAGGCCATCACGTTGAAAACAGATGAAGAGATGTCGAAGGTGCGCGCTGACACAATCCAGCGCGCTATTGATTTACGGACCAGCGTTTCCAACGTCGCCACCGTAGAAGCTGATCTTTATCGTCAAGGCCTGAGCGACGAGCAGGTTGAAGCCCGTACCGGCGCGATCATTAAGTTTGCCACAGTGACCGGCGCCAAAGTAACCGATGCCGGCAAAGCAATTACGACAGCGATTCAGAACGGCCTTGTCAATTCCGCTCAGGAAGCGATGGACGTTCTGACTGCGTTAGGCGATACAGCTGCTACAACCGCGAATGAAATTTTCAAAGGTATGCAGAAAGCCGCCGCTGCTGCAAAGGTGGCGGGCGTCAGCTACAAAGAGCTGACGACGCTCTTAACGATCGGCACGAGCAAGACTCAGTTGAGCGGCCAGGTGATTGGTACCGGCTTGCAGACGATCTTCTCCCGCATGAACCGTGTCACGAACGAGGGTTATTATAACGACGAGACCGGCGCGACGACGACGATCAACGATGTCGAAAAGGCTTTGCAGAATGCCGGTGTTCAGTTAAGAGAATCTACGAACAGAGAAAAGTTCCGCAACAGCTTTGATGTGTTGATGGACCTGAGCGCTGTCTGGAACGATCTGACCGATCTTCAGAGAAGCAATATTACGTACACGATGGCCGGCGGCCGTCAGACGAACATGTTCCAGAGCTTGATGGAGGGTCTGGCTGAAGACGGTGGCGCGGAAGCTCGTCGACTCTTAGGCGTCGCTTCCAACAGCGAAGGCACAACGGACGCCAAGTATGCGCAGTCCATCCGCAGCGTAACTGCTGCGATGGATGAGCTGAAGTCTACGTTCGATGGTTTAGTTGAAAGTCTGTCCAGCAACAATATCATCGTTGGCACGATTGACGCGATATCTGCTATCACCGAAGGCCTGCGTGGATTAAGCTCTACAGGCTCCGCTCTGCCGCAGGTGATCGTTACTGTTGGCGCGGCTTTGGCCGCGTTTGCCGTAAAAGCATTGTTCGCCTCCCAGGCCGTCAGCAACAGCCTCGGCGGATTCTCCGGTTTGCTCGGTACGCTGAGCATGATCGGTACGGTACTGACAATCGGCAATATCGGCTCTATCTGGGGCAGCAGCGAACAGCAGAAAGCCAATGCCGCGAACCCCGAGTACCAGCAGAAGCAGGCTGAAGAAAAGGCAAACAAATTCTACGAGACACAGAAGAGCAGGCTGCAGCCTGTGCAGGATCAGATTGACGAAGTCAAGAGATTAGGTCAGGCCTGGGATGAAGCAGACTCCAATATGAAGGATGAGGCGGCCAAAGGTCTGAGGACCTCGCTTGAATCTCTGCGGGCTACACTCAGGTACCTCGGCATTGATTTTAAAGACTCGGCCAGCAATATTCAGAACTGGGCTAACGTCGTAACGGAAGCTCAGGATAAAGTTACCGGTCTGACTTTAGCCAGCGCAAAGCAGGCTGACGATGTTAAATCTATCGGTGTCGTCCGAGAGATCGCCAACATTTACGAGCAATACGAATCGATGCAGACGCTGCTGAGTGAAGGACTTGGCAAATACTTTGGACAGCACGATATAATTAAAGAAGATCGTTTTGCTAATTTGACACCCACAGACGTTCTCTTTAACCACCCGTATCAAAGCTATAGGAATATGGGTTCGTTTGTGGATTTTGTAACGACATACGGTCAAGGTATAGCAACTCAGGGTTTAAGCAACAGATCATTTGCCGACATGACGCAAGATGATTTAGATCAGTTAGCAAAATACTTCGGCGAAAACACTGATACTGACGGATATCAAGCTCTTTACAGCGCGTTCGAACAATCGTTCAAAACTGGCGAACAATGGGACTTAAGCAAATTCCGGAGTCAGGACGAGCAAGCTGCTTTCATCGACCGCTTGGAAACCATGAATTTAGGATCGCTCTATACGCACTATACGAATGGTCAATGGGACGCAGAAAAGCTGAAGCAGTATTCATGGTTTACGCCCGTCAATGAATTATTTAATGGTGTTTCGTCCGGTGAAGGGTTGACAGATTTCAATGTTGCTCTTGCTGGTCATGGCGTTGCTAATATACAAGGTTCTTCGTTTACAGCAAACGATCTGTACAATATCGGATCGGCATTAAAGGATTTCAGCGGCAAATACGCTGAAGGTATTTCCGGCTTAGATGCGTTCAAGAACAACGTTGAGAACGTGGCGAGAACAACGCTGATGAACAGCAGCCAGTTAGGATATATTTTTGGCAACGATACCGCCGCCATCAAGACAGTCGTTGACAGAGCAATGTCCAACTTCCAAGCTGAAGCATATAAAGACAATGCTCAGGGTTTAGCGAATTACATTCAAAACATGCAGACTGAGCTTGTAAACACGTATGCCGCAGCTAAAGATAAAAATCCTGAATGGCTTGAACGAACACTGCATCCTGAAAACTATCAGACACAAATCGAATATTTAAACGAGCAGGGGCAAAAAGTTAAATTCGGTATCAACCAAGAAGTTGATCCTGAAAACAAAGAACTGATTGAACAGCTGATCAATCAATACGAAACAGAACAAGAGGGTTTGAAGTCTGACGCGCAAGTCATCAGCGATTCAAACAGCCAGCTTATTAACTCGTTGGATAGTCTCGCAAAGACGTTTAATAGTCTGGTGCAAGCACTCTCAGGCAAAACACCTGCTGAAATTGTCAGTAGTCTTACCGATTTTGCCAATGATACAAACAGCGGCGAAGGCGGAGGAGGACGTTCGAGCAGCCGCGCTGTTGTTAACGTTGGCACTTCAGATCAGGCTGGCGGATTTAATCTACCTGCCGGCGCAGCTGTGTCGGCCAGCGTGTACAGTTATGTGCCGAACGAAGGCGCTGCAGAAGAGCAAACCGAAGATAAACAGGTGGCCGATACGCTTCCGAGACATTTGCCTCCGTTGGAAGAATATCCTCCATACAGGCAAGCGTATGATAAATACACAGCCGCTTATCAGCACTACATGGAGACAGGCGAGAATGGTCAAGCATATATTGACGCCGGCAAAGAAGTTGAGGAAGCTAAAAAGGCTTATGATGCGGAAGTTGCGAAATGGGAAGAAGCGGCTGCTCCATATAGCCAGGAACAGGTTGGATTAAGTTACGACGAGCTGCTTCTTTATGAAAAGATGATGAGCGGCATAGACGATGAATTCGAAGCCCCGCTGCTTGCTGAGCTTAACCATAACGACGAATATTTAATGAACATGCCGTTGTCTGACGAAGAGCGTGATGAATTAAATAAAAGGAATGAAAAAATCGTAACAGAGATCGAAAAGAATCGGGCAAAGAACAGAGATGAGTGGTTGAAAACACCCGACGGCCAACGTTTACACGAAGCATACCTAAAATTGCAGCAGGTGCAGGCTGGACAAAATGATATGATAACCGGCGCCTTGGGTCAAGTATGGCATTCGGCCGTTGGAGCCGTAGGTGGATTAGGTTCAGATTTTATGACCAACCTATCCTACAACATCGCCAACAATGAAGACTTGTATACTGCCATTCGTGGTCAGCTGATGCTTGATCCGGAATGGTTTTCGAAGTCTGAACAGGAAATCGAAGCAGAGATCGCTCGTCGGTCAGCTAAAGCGGCTGATCCTTATCTGAACGTGGCTAAAGATATCGATGCTTTTGTTGCCGGACATGGCGAAGCATCAAAGCTTGACGCGGAAAGACTCAAGGAAGGTTATTTCAAGATTGCTTCTGCGTATTGGACAGACCAAAATACGTTTGACGCTTTTAACGATACTGAACGTATCGGTTCTTATTTGGATTGGCTGAACGAAAATGTATTCCAGGCTACGGGTTATAACCTTGGCCATAACTTGCCTATGTTTGCCGCGGCGCTACTTACGCACGGCGCAAGCGCTCCGGGATTTTTAGGCAGCACTTTTGGCAATCCTGTGTTCTGGACGAGCTTCGGCACAGACTATAGTGCCAAACGTGCACACCGTCTGAAAATGGCCGACGAAGGAAAGGCAGAGCCGCTGACTCAGGTCGATGACTACATGATGCTCGCCAATTCGTTCCTCAATGCGATTGTTGAAACAGCATCTGTTGGCGGTACCTCTGGTCTTGAAAGTTACTTAACCGGAAATAGCGACGCCATTCCATCGTTCCTTAGAGACGTCCTCGAGGAACTGATTCAAGGTTCTAACGACACCACGTTTAAGTGGGGCAGCGATAAATTACAAGGCAGGAAACTCAAGCAAACCTTTGATCAGATGCTGTTTCAAGGTGATACGATTTTAAATCCGAATTGGGCTGCGGATACCGCGTTGAAATCCGCAATTGTCAGCGCAGGCATGACCGGTATGATGACGCCGCAAAAGATTGCATCGCAGGTTAGGCGGGATTACCACATCCGGAATACTGTAGATCAAGCCATGGCTGCCGACGCTTTGCAAACTCAGGAAGATATAGATACGACAACTACCACACCAGCTCAGGAAGATATAGATTCGACAACCACTGCACCAACACAAGAGGAAATAGACGCAATAGCCGCTAAGAAAAAGGCTGAAATAGAAGAAGCTGAGCGGCAGGCACGTCAAAAAGCTACGGATGACTTGAAGGCCCAGGCCGCTTTAGAGTACGAGCAGAAAGAAGCGGATCGTCAGGCTGCCGCTCTGATTGAAGAACAGCAGAAGGTGGCTGCGGAAGCTGCCCAACAACAACAGCAGACTGAAACTCAGGCCAATTTAGAGAACGAAGGAAAGGTACAGAAGCGTCAGAATAACGCACAGAAAAATCAATCCAAATATCAGAAGAGACAGCAGGCTATCGCTCAACGGAAACAACAGTTCCAGGAAGCGATTCAGAATATCTGGTTCGGCGATCTTGTCAGAATGTATCAGGACGCCGGAACAAGAAGAAGCGTCACGCAACAGAAGGCTGCGCTTGCCGAAATAGAAGGCCGGATCAAGACGGCTACAAGCGGCAATATATCCAAGTGGCTGGAGATGGACAATCTGCCCGCCAACGTTCGGGAGATGATACAGGCACGCAGCGACGCTGACGCGACTGCTCTGCAGAAACAGCAAGAAGCGGAGATACTGCAGCTGTTTGATTCCATGGTTGAGCAAACTCCCGAAATCAGAGATGGCGCTGAAATGACGGACTTGGAAAACCAGATGGCCAAGATCGATTTCAGCACGTTAAGCGACGAAGCCTTGGCGGCTATGGAAGAACGTTATCGCAATGCCAATGGCCGCGGCAAACGGATTGTTCCTGGCATTCTGAAAAAGATACAGGAAGCGCGGCACAATAAAACCCTTTCATCCGAACAGCAGCCGGCGCCGGCCAGGGCCGTGGCGCCGCAGGTCGAGCAACAAACCGCTCCGCAAGTTGAGCAACAACAAGTTGTTGAAGATCAGACGAACGCGCCGCAGATCTCGAAGACGCAGGAGCAGGTTAATAATCTGTTGAATGTTTTACGTGGAGACAAATTCGATCAGCTTGTAGAAAAGTTTAATTCTGAAGAAGCTCGTTTGGATCCTGAAACGCAGCAGCGCATCGCTGACGAGATCAAAGACAGAATACCGAAGATGACGCCGCAGGAAGCTCAGCAGTGGCTCAACGCCAAGATGAATCTGCCTGAAGGCGTGATCAATGAGTTGCAGCAGCAAGCGAGCCTTCAGCTCGATGAGCACAACGGAACCCCGACTGAAAAGGTTGTTGATGGAACGCCGCCGGCGAAAACTGTTGTGCAAGATCAGCAGATCCACACAGGCGTACAGGAGCAGACTCAACAGGCTACGGAAGCTACGCAGCCTAAGCCTGTTCAGGATAATGATCTTGGTACTGCTGAAGAAGCTACGGTTGGCGGCCATATTGTCAGTGAACCGCCGGCTGTCCAAAGCAACACTGTCGACCAGGAGACGAATAAGCAAGGCGGTAGAAAGCTTGGCAAAGTCGGGAAAGCGTTTGTTGGCTTCAGCCTCAACTCGATTGCTACTGGTTTAATAAGCTCGTTGGTCACCCAGAATCTCATAAAAGGTATTGGCAATGGCACAAGTGGCGAACCTACACCCGAGCCTATTTCTTTAGCTGAATATACGCATGTGCCTGAACGGCCGGCCGGATCTGAAACATCTGAAGAACCTAAAAAGCCTCTGACTAGAGCCCAGAGTGCAACAGTTACCAGCAGTGACAAGGCTACCTTGAAGAGCGTTATCGATGCGGCAAATCAAAGGCAGACGCAAGGAGACACATACAGCAAAGCTCTTTCCCTGTGGAATTATGCAAGTCAGGCTAATAGCATAGAAGAACTGAATAACCTGATCAAAGATCCTCAATATTATGCTCAAGTATTTGAAGATGCTGAACTGGCCAAGATCGGTAATGATCAACAGAAATACAGCTATCAGGCTTTTCTGGATAGGCTGCAGACTGTCGTCTTTGGCAAAACGTTAGACACAAAGATTCCTGAGGTTATTGGCAGTACGTTTGATTTCAACCGTATACAGGAAGCCATTAACAAAATAGAAGGCGGAACGACGGAAGAAGAATACTATCAGGCGATTGCATCGATGTTTAATACAGATACTAACGCTGTTCGGATGAATGCGTCTGACTACGTGAAACGTGCACGACAGCAACAGGGTATTACACAGCGAGGCTATGAACAAGATGCATCCATTCTGATGTCTGAAATGATGAAAACGTATATGGATAATATGGACGGTGTGCAAAAAGGATTGATAAATGAGTTGTCAAAAGGGTCACCTGAGTTCGCTTTTGAAGTGTTGAAAGATTCATACCTTGGATCTTTAAGTGAAGAGAACAGAGGTATAGCTGAAAGTCTGTTTAATTCCTACAAAAGCTCAGGTTACACGTTTGGATACAGCAACGGTCAGTTTACGAGTAGGTTGACTCCGTTCCTGAATCCGAAGGAAGATTTGCTGAATCCGTATCAGAGAAATCTTGGCAAAGCCCAAGCGTTCAGCAACTTGGCTGCTTATCTCGACATGTATGACGAGAACGGACAGCTGAAAGAAGGAGCTCAACAGCCTGAACTGTCACCCGAGCAAATTAAGAATATGAAATCCTATTCTTCAGAGTTTGCTCAGTTCGTTGATCTGTCTGATGAAGCAAGGCAATCTTCTGAAGGTTTGCGGCTGTTAGAGCAGATGCGGATCAACGTAGCCGTATCCGGCTTGGATGATCTGGCAGAGCTTGGCATTATCAGTCAGGAAGTTTTGACTACATCTGAGCAGCTACAGAAGCAAGGCGTTGTGCAGTTTGACGCTATGGCTACTATTCGCCAAAAGAACAATGAACGCAGTCAGCTGATTGCAGCGTATGCGTCTTCTAATCGTACGCCTGAAATGGATCAGCTGATTGCTGGACGGTTAGGATATGGTAACGTCAGCGAATATTACGCAGACAAAAATAACGCAGACGCTGAGCTTGCGAAACTCGTTGAAGCAACACGCAGTCAGATGGAAAATGATTTTACCACATGGTATAACGAAGCAACTACAGATACACAGCGCGAGATGATTCAACGTGAAGCTGAGCGCTTTGGCGCAACGTCAAAAACAGACGCTGAAGGCAAGGCTACATTCTCTCTCGGTAAAAATTTTTATCAAAACGTTAAATATAGTACAGAGAATCCGATGGATACTTATCAGCGCAATCTGACTTCACAAGAACAGTTGAGCTATATTCAAAACATACTGGATGCTGGTAGCAACGCCAGAGCTGCATTTGACAAACTTAAGGGACCTGTCCAGAATCAGTTAATGAATGTTTCCGGTTTAGCGGATTATATGGCGACGCTCGGTCAAAACACAGAAGCGGCAGCGAAAGCCCAGCAGACACTTGCCCGTACGATTTTAACGATGACCGTGCAGGCGCTGGAAGAAGAGGGCAAAGTGTTGTCCGGACTTAGCGGACAGCTGGATACGATCATCAATGGCAATATTGTAGACAGTGTAAAGCAGGCCAACGCGCTGAACGCAGAGCTGACAAATGTGGCGAACGGTATGGCCGCCTATCAGAGGTTGACAACCGGTAAAGGCACCAAACAGGCGTCCGATTGGGACGCCGCGCAGGCGCTGTTCGGATTCAGCGATGAAACGAAAGCCAAGTATATTTCCGGAGAACGGAGTCTACAAGCTGATTACGGTGATTTGCAGGATCAGTATGAAGAGTATTTGGAACAGAATTCTCTGACCGCCGCTGAACAGTTGCTTCGGGATCAGTATGGCCAAGGTAAAGCTGGCTTATTTGGTTCATCCTTCTTCGGACGAAATAAATATAAAACAACTGAAGACATTATCGAAAGTATGACGCCGGAACAAGTCGACGCCTTTAATCAGCAGAATGCTTATACCGGAGCACAGATTGAAGACGGTAAGCTTGTGTATAAAGCGAATCTGGCAGACGCTCAGATGACACTTTCTCAGCGGATGCAAAGAAATCTGGACGCACGCAACAACGTGGCTGATGAAGCAAGACAGACTGAGGATTATAGACTGGCGTACAATGTTGCGACCTTACTGACTGGCAAAGGGTCTGACTTAAACTATGTAATCAATACGCTTTCTGGAATGCAGCAATCTGGCATATTTAATTCAAATGCCATGCAAAACCTGTTTGATTCTGATGAGTTTGTTACAGCTGTACATGACAACGATCGCAACGCTTTCTTAAATCTTTTGCAGAACGGCGCATATGGCGTAACAGCTGAACGGCACCGGATCAACGACGAAGATGTTCAGAAATATCTGGAAGCTGCAATCAATGGAAATGTAGATATACTGAACGGTCTGTCTCCTGATTCTTCTTTGTATCAGTACCTGATGGGAATAGACGGATTCAGCGAGCTATATGCCGCCGTAACTGGTGGGCGTACACCTGAAGCATATCAGAAAAATGCGCTGATTTCCTCGATCGCCATTGAGCAGCTGAGAAACAAGGAACAGAACAAGGATGTTCTTTCCGGTACATCTCAGCTGGCGAGCACCGCTCTGACCGGCACGAAGTCTGAAGTAATACAGGCGTTCTCTACGCAGGCTACTAATCTGCAGAACAATCTGGCGGCACAGCGGCTGGTTGACAATATGATGAAGAACACAGAAGAAATCGGCGAGCTACAGTGGGAGTCGCTGGAAGCTTACGGTATTGACAGTGAGCAGATTAAATACTACAGAAATAATGTAGATCAATTGGAGACACTGCGTTCTGACCTGGAATCCGAAGGCAATCTAATGATGCAGAGCTTGAACGAGATCTTTACTACGATTAACGCCAGTGCTCTGACTGATGATGCAAAGGAAGTCATCAAGAGTATGCTGGAAAGTCTTTTCGATATGTCCGGCGTTAAGATTGAGACAGACGAAAAGGGCAATCGTACTTACACACAGACGACCGGCTACGACTCCAGCAGCGCGCAACTTCTGGCTATTGCCAATCAGACGTCCGGCTTTACGAGCTCACAAGAGATCAAAGAATATCAAAATCAGCTGACAGACATGATTCGGCAAAGTGCAAATTACGATGCATTCCAGCAGCTTTGGGACACTGAAGCTAAGCCGGATACATGGATGACCGATGAAACTGTTTTGAAGAGAGTTCTTGGCGACGACTTCGGCAGAAATATTGCGATGATGGAGGCCGGCGTTATTTCCTGGGATGATTTTACCAATAGGATGACCCAAAGTTCCGGTTATGGATCGCTGAATAAAGATACAGCCTTTGAAGATTATTCGTCCGTATTAAGAACCTACGCAGGCGATAATTTTGAAAACGGCGAGTTTAATTACGATGTTGAAGGGTTCAGGCAGTTCATAGCCGAAAATGGTGACACTACAGGTTTTGTCGATTGGATGCAGAACCTTGAATACGGATCTGAAGTTCTTCAACATTTTGGCGAAGATAGCGAAGAAGCCACCGGCTATATGAACAAGTTTATTGCTTCCTTCAAGGAAAGCGCTCGCAACAATGCAAAAGAGTGGGGAGAAGATACTGCTGACATTTCCGAAAATGTCAAAAGCCTTGGCCGAAATGCCAGGACGACCGCAACAACGGTAGGCAGTTTGATTACTCGCATGACCAAATTGAACGATCAAAGTTTTGCAGCGAGCAAAGCGAGAGGCAAAACTGGTGCTCAGTTGGATCAACAAACTCGTGGCATTTTAGCTTCTGCAATGGGCTTAGATGAAAGCGCACTGAAAAAGATGTCAAAAGCCGAAATAGAAGGCTTAGCTGATATGGTTGAAAATTCAGCCAATGAAGAATTTTCTGCGGTCGGAAACATTGTAGCCGAAAAGTTTGAAGAAGTTGTAAATCAGCATCTTGCTGACAAGGATATTACCATCAGTCAGGCTGTTAAATTTGATCTGAACGGCGATGGCCAATTAGATTTTAGCGAAATAGAAGCAGCATGCAGGGCCATGAGTGAAGAAGAATTAGCTACGCTTGCTGGTTTTGCTGGAGAGATCGCCACACTGACTGCCAAATATACGCAAAACGGACAGCAGATTACTGTTGAAAATGTTTTAACATCTTTGCTTGGAGGTAAAGGTGGCGGTTATCGAGGTGGCAGCGGTGGCGGAGGTGGCGGCGGTAAGTCCGCAGCCCAGAAGCTGCTTGAAGATATTAAGCGTGAGAAACAGCTTCGCGACCACGAAATCAAGATGATCCAGTATCAGGAGACCAAGTACGCCAACGCCGGCGAGCTCGGCAACGAGAACCGGATGATCGAGCTGGAAAACGAAGCGCAGAAGCGGCTGATCCAAACCCTGGAAGAGGCCATCAAGAAAACCAAGGAGCAGATGTCACAAACAAAGAAGGGCACCGACGACTGGTACAGCTTATACGAAAGCGTGCTACAGTACGAGGAAGGCATCGAAGAAGCTACGCAGGCCATTCAGGACAACATCGAAAAGATGAAGGAAAACGAGAAAGAGATTCTGAAGATGCACACCGCGTTAGAGCAGAGCGTGCTGGAGGAAATCGAAACGCGCAAACAGATGGAGCGCGATATGCTGGCCGGCTCTGTCTCGATGCAAGATATGATTGTCGAGGCGATCCGTGAACGGTACCGGAAAGAATGGGAGCTGGTTAAGCAGGACATTGACAAGAAACGTCAAGCCCTGGAAGAAGAGAAGAGCCTGATTGACGAACGTCTGCAGCGCCGCAAGGACGCGGAAGACGAGGCTGAAAAATATGAGGAGTTGTCCGAATACAAAAAGCAGCTGGCTCTGATCTCCATGGACAGCACTCGCACGAAGGATGCCGCGAAGCTCAGAGAGCAGATTTCCAAGCTTGAAAAAGAGATGGCCTGGGACGCTGCGGAAGATGAAGCCGAGTATCAGAAGGAGCAGATCGACGATCAGATTCAGGCTTACGATGACTTCGTACAGTACGGCGAAGAGGATCTGGAAGACTGGCTGTCTGATGCCAATAACTTTGTTGAAGAGGTCGACGACGTACTCAAGATGTCTCAGGAAGCGCTGATGCAGTGGCTGAAAGAGAACATGGAAGAATACGGCCTGGCCTTAGATGACGCCCAGAAGCAGATGATTCAAGGCTGGACTGATACGTATGAACAGATGCTTGGCATCACGCATACGTATTGGGAAGAAATCGCCGCGATCTTAAGCGGCAAGGATACCTGGCTTGCCTACATGAAGCAGAGCCGCGAATACATTGACGCCTCTGAAGACGAGCGTACGCTGATGCTTCAGGATTGGGAAGAGATGTATGACGATTGGCTGGCGGCCCAGAAGCGTGATGCCGTTTACGAGCATCGCGACGACGAGCTGAGCGGCGTTGGGCAGGAGTCAACAAAAGGATCCGGTGGTGGCGGTGGCTCAACCAAGCAAAAAGCTACGGTGGACACCGGCAAAGCCGGCTGGGGTTTTGGTGCATTAAGCATTGAAACAACAGTAACGCCCTTAACGAGTATGCCTCTGTCTACCACTGTGGATGAACCTCGTAGCAAATCCCAGTGGGTACAGTTAGGCAGATATGCAAACGGCGGCCTTGTCGATTATACTGGCCCTGCCTGGGTAGACGGTACGCCGATGAAACCTGAAGCCTTCCTGAGCGCCGAAGATACAGCGCTAATCAGAGGCTTCTTAGATGAAGCGAAGTATGTTAGATACCGTTCGTCTGTCAGCAATATTGACAGCGCCAGCTTTGACAGCAACGCTCAGAATATCGGAGAGCTGATTATCAACATTACGGAAGCTCAGTTCAAGGAAGATGCTGACTACGAAGAAGTAGCGAAACGCGTCGGACAGCAATTCGTAAAAGAGCTTTCGAAGCAAGGATTTCATACGATGAGTTATTCGTTCTAATGAAGCGTTTTTACGCGCCCCCGGGGAACCAACCCCGGGGGCGCATTCGAGAATGGATATATATGGAAAGGAGGGACCCTATGACAGGAGGTTTTACCTTCGACGGAACAGACATTGCCGACCTCGGTTTAGAGTACGCGCCGGAGCTGAACAACACCTATATCTACAAGCCGGCCAGTTATAAAACTCATGAGCAGGTTTTTGATGGGCATCATGGCGGCTATTATTACGGCAGCACGGTGCAGCCGAAGGATTTTACGCTGCGCTGCATCTATGAGGGACACAAGATCACAGACGGTTTTATGACCAATCTGTTCCATGTGTTCCGCCGGGACAAGGTAGGCAAGCTGGTATTTCAGAAACGTCCGTGGTGCTGGTATGTGGCCACCGTGATGAACGTGAACATAGATCAGCTGCTGAACTTTGAGAACGGCGTGGTCACGATTACGCTCAGAGCGCACTATCCTTTTGCCAGGTCGGATTATTCCGTGATTCCTGAGAACAGTGAATATGAAACGGACATGCTGAAGAATTCCGGCATGATGCCTTACGGCTGGGCAGATACGGTATCATTCGCATCGGATCAGAATCCGATCACATCCGATAAGACACTGCTGGTATACAATCCTGGCACCGAACGGGCCAAGGTGGCTGTACGCATTGCCGGCGATGTCGGTACCGGCGTCAGCTTAGCGAATGTTCAAACAGAGCAGAGCATGCGCTTCGTCGCGATTTCAAGGACGACCTGCCCAGGCAACTTCTATGTGCAGTGCGACGGGCTGAACGGGCAGACTACTTTAACAAACGGCCGCACGTCTTCTCCCGGGTTTCTTTATCACGACTACGGGTTTATTGAACTGGAGCCGGGTTTCCCTGCTTACAGAGATATTCCGGTAGAGGTATATGACAACCGCACGGTGACAAGCAACGGCTTGTTTACGGAAGACATGCTTGGGCGGTACATTTATTTTGCCAACGGCACGCACGCTAAGATTCAGCGGATAGACAACGATTCAAACCTTCAGGTGGATCAGACGGTCAGCTCTGCTGAAAGCGGCCCTGCTCAGATATTACTTATGAACGAGATTCAAGTCAGCGCTTCGCCTGCCGGCGGCGCTTTTAACATACACAAATTAGATTTTATCTATCATCCAACATTTTTATAAGGCAGAAGGAAGTGAGCATATGTGCTGAAACGTAAACGGAATTTAGTACTGGACATTTTTGACTATGCGGAGCATAAGCAATGCTCACTGTATGACCAGACGTCGGACGCCAAAGGACAGGCGTACGACGTCTTTGTAACAGAGGAGAGGAACGGATGGAAAGAGTTATCCTTCTCTCTGCCTCAACTGATTGACGACGGCGACAACTTCAGACTGTCGTTTATTCGCGAAGGATACAAGATCAGGCTGATCGATGACGACGGTACAGACTGGTACATCCTGTCCGAATCGAAGGTGACCCACAATAACTTTACAAAATCTGTCAGCGTGACGGCCGGGCATGTGGCCCAGCTGCTGAAACATAAAAAGCTGGACCTGGAATTCAGCGACGAGGAAGGCAACAACGTAGGCACGGCGGCCATGCTTTTGACAACGATCCTGGAAGGTACGGGCTGGGAACCCGGCCACGTAGACGAATTCAAAGAAAAGAATAACGTCGATATCAAGTATCGCAGTATGAAAGCGCCTGTAAAGACAGGTGCTTTTAAGTTGATCGCTAACATGTGCGATCTGTTTGAGGCCAAGCCGATCTATCACGGCGACGATAAGACGGTAGACATCGTGCCGCTGAATCCTTTTTCAGAACCAAAGAATGGCGGGCTGCCTGACGTTGTCAACGACGACGTGATTGAGCTGCACTACGGCACGAACGTCAGTAACGTGACACGCATATTAAATGAAGAGAATATGATTACCCGCCTGTACGCTTATGGCGCGTACGGCGATAAGACGAATGGGTACTGCGGCATTGACGAATGTACCCATCACGTATACAAACTGGTGGTTGGCACCGGCGTCTATGGAGGCGCCGAGTGCCAGATGAATTTAACAGACGCGAACGGCATCAAAATTGTGCGTTATTTTAAGGCTGGCCAGGCCAACGTAGACTACCCGATCGTAGGCCAGGCGGAGACGGGCGATAATGCGCTCGCAAATGATACTGAAATTAGTACAGTTTATTGGTCCGATTTGGACCCTGTTTCCCGTATGTATGTGTGGGATCCTGTTCGCGAAACTGCATATCTTTTGTATGAAAATTTGCAAGGATCGCAAATTGCAGCCTTCTTCACAGAAGACGAATCAGCCAGGGAGGAAGTAACGAACTGGTTCTCGTCTCTGATGGACTTCCATTATTATCAGAACATCGGGCTATTAACGAATCACATGCTGCAAACGATCGCCAAGTATCAGCAAGAAGCGCCGACATACATGAAGATCGTGAACGACAAGGCCGCTGAATACGCGGAATCTTCCACAGCGTTATCTGAAGTGATCGGATCCGTAGATTTCTGCAAGCTGGTCTGCACGATCGACAAGCCGGTAAACGGCTATGTTCGGTTGCTGCTGAATACCGAAGAAGCGCCGAAGGGCGTAGCCTTCCGAACGGATTACGACAAAAAGGAAGACAAGCAGTTCAAATGGCGCGTGGCCGACAAGCTGAAGGAAAACGGAGACCCGGTTCACAATGGCGCGTCGATTGTTTATATCTGCTACGAAACGTTGGATGGATCCCCGTACATGTTTGATAAAGCCTATCTGCAAGAGATCGACGACGAAGACGATCCTCATGTGTTAACATTGTGGCTGCCATCATCGGATTGTAAGTATACGCGGCAAAGCACACGCGTCTACTTATTCGGCCAGTACAATATCAACGGTCTGCTGGGCGCCTACGAATCTTCCGTTGAAAGCATTGAGACGGTTCTTTCTTCATCCGTCAAAAACGTTACGGTGAATCACCCGACGTTCTATGAGAAGGAACGGCCGTCATGCAGCCCGACCGTGTTAAACGGTTACGGCTGGTGGTGGAAATGGTACGAAGGCAATACACAGGAATCAGAACTGTATTTCTGCTGGAACACAATGGGCGATACGACGTGGCTGCCCGTTACAGTCAGCGACGCTGACGCTGTCAGCCAGGAAGGGGCCTACTGGTTCAACTGGAAGAAGTCTGTACTGTACCGCAAAGAAAGCGGCGCGTGGGTCGCTAAGAACGAAACGTCCGCCGACAAACGGCTGTCTGCGTTATTCGGTACTGTATACGCATCCTTCCTTTCGATGGACAAATATCAGAAAGGCCTGCATCAAACCTATACGCTGACGCCGGCCGTCACGGTGCCGGCCGGCAACTACGCTTTTGAAAACGGTTACGGCGGATACTGGGTATTTACCACTACGGCTGACGTGAAGCCTACGGATTCGTTGGCTTACGATTCGACACTCAGTACGGTGACGCAGACGGTGGACGGTGTTGATACAATCCTGGAAACGAAAGCGTATCGTTTTGACAACGTGAATTATCACAGTGGCGATATTGCCAAGGATACTTCTTATGAACGCGGCACGATCAATAACCATGGCGGCGAAGAAGACAGTGCTACCGAATATCGCAGCGGCTATATGCGGGCTTATCCGAATACGGAATATTTATACAATTATAACGGCAATCTGAAGATTTTTTATTATGACGAGAACCGGACATACCTGGCATTAGACAGAGTGTCTACGTTAGGCGAGAAGAGAACAAGCCCTGATAACACACGGTATATCCGCGTGGTGAAACCTGAGAACAATCTGCTTCCTTCAATCAGCACGCCAGATTACAACAACAAGATCATCACGAAGGAAGACGAAACATATACCGTTTTATACGGAACTGTCGGCAGCGGCGAGCTGAAAGGTGTTATCCCTTTAACGAGAAAGTTTGCCGACCTGGCTGACGAAACCTATGAGGTTCTGCTGCCGGCCCTGCAGGCCGCGCAGGCAGAAGTGACAGAGCTCGAGCGATCGATGACGGAAAGCCTGGGTGATCTGTACCGGGAAGGCTACTGGCAGAAGAACGATTATGTAGACGGCGACGAGAAGAAACTGTACGACGACGCTTTGGACAATCTGGAAAAACTGTCAGAGCCTGAAGCTACTTACAATATTACCTATCTGGATCTGTATTCCGCCGACTACGACAATCAATACAACGGTGCGGCTTTGGATTCACCGAAGACGATGTGGCCGGATATTACCACCAAGAAAGCGGCCCATCTGATCGATCCAGATGTTGGCATCAATACCTGGGCCTTCGTGGACAAGGTAGAAAAATGCTACGATCAGCCGTGGAAAACGAAAATCAGCATTAACACAAACCTGACGACAATCAGCCAGCACAGCTTTACCGATGTCATGACACATATCGCCGAAGTAACAGGCGAAGCCAAGGGCAAGATGTCCATGTACGAACGCGCGGCGGCTATCACAGAGAACGGACAGTTAGCCGCCGAGAGACTGGAAGGTAAGATCGACGCTAACAAGCTGCTGATTACCGGCGGATCGTCTACCTGGTACACGGATGAGAATGGCAACATGGTGTTTGTTTCCGCTGACGGCAACGGCGCGATGACGTTAACAGGCAACGGCTTTAGTATCGCCAACAGTAAGGACGAGTGGGGAGACTGGAATTGGAGAACGTTCGGGACGTCGGAAGGTTTTACGGCCGACGAGATTGTGGCCGGCTATCTTTCGGCGGAACGCATTCTGGCCGGCTCTATTACTACGTCTCATCTGGATGCCGGCGTTGGCGCTGAATTAGATATTACGGCCAACAAAAGTTTGCGGCTGATCGTCAATAATCTTTTAGAGAACGTTGACGGCCGCATTGACGAGGCGATGCTGGAAGTTACACAGGAAGGCATCGTCGCCAAAGTGACTAGCAGCGAAACGTTCCAGAGTCAGTATGCCACCCGCGAAGAAAATGAAAGCAGGTTTGTAGACAAGGATGATTTAGATGATCTGGTTGGATACAGAATCGAAGTCAGTTCGACGTCGGACTTTTTATCTAACAGAATCCCGACGATTACTTTAACTGCTCATGTGTACCACGGAAACACAGAGATTACCGTAGATGATTCCAGATTAGTCTGGAGAAGAAATATGACCGGCGATAGCGCCGATACGCAATGGAGCCACACAGGCCGTACGCTGACGGTTGGGCGTAACGACGTGGCTTACGGCGCAACCTATATTTGTGAATTAATGCCGGAGGAAGAATGATATGCCTAATCCAATTGCAAGCGGCTTAAAAACCATCATCGATTTATCGGATGGTATGCAGCTTACGACGTATCTTGAATGCAACCTTTCCAAGATACAGATTTATGATACGAACGCGCCGGTTGCTGACGCGTATACGCCAGACTGGTCAGACACGCCGCTGATTATTGCGCCGCAGTTTTTTGTCGGCTCGTCGGCGGAGGATCTGGCCAGCGGCAACATTACCGGGCTGGTCTGGTTTTACAAACGAACCGGAGACACGGAAGAAACGAGAGTAGTTTCCGGATCGGATTCTATGGCGATCGATCCGAGCACCGGCGCATTGACCGTATCAGCCAATAAGATGTCGGCTTTGACGGTTTATAAACAGATCACGTTTATTGTATCGGCTTATTACCGCGATCCGAACACCATGATGGAAACGCTGATCAAAAGCGACGTATCATTTTCACTGGTGACAACGGGATCTAACGCAGCAAGCTTAAAGCTGAGCGGAGACCAGGTGATCCGGTACACGATGGACAACGGCGCGGCGATGTATACGCCGGCCGTTGCTACGCTGGAAGCGAGTTTCGCCAATATCGAGCAGTCTACTTTGCGATGGTCTTATATCGGTGAAGAAGAAACTGCCATTGATAATGACGGACGCAGTACGTTGACCGTGTCTCCGGCTTCCGCCATGTTTATCAATGGTGTGGCGAAGATCAAGTGCGCCGGCACCGATGTGGCCGGCGGCACACATTATGATACTTTCAGTGTACATATTATTTCTGAAGCACCGTCTATCTTTTTAACGAATGAAAACTTATCCTTTGCTGCGGACAGCGAAGGCATTGTTGTCAATAGCGCTGTGGAACGCTGCAATATTGTAGCTTACATGGGTACGAACAAGGTGACGCCGGTAGTCGGCAGCATCAGCTACGATCCTTCTTTGCCGGCCGGATTAAGCGTATCTCAGACCGGCATTGAAGACAGCGAAGTGCAGATGATGATCACCGTCGCTCCCAACAGCACGTTAAGCGGCGACAGCGGAAGCATTGTTCTGCATATCACCAGTCCCGTGGAGACGGATCTGAACATCACCTGGAACAAGGTGAAGAACGGATCCATCGGCGAGAATGCGATTGTGTTCAGTCTGTATTGTCCGGACGGGCTGGTGTTTATCAACAAGACAGGGGAGAAGACCATCAGAGCTCAGGCGTACGATGGTTCCGTTCAGATTACTTCGGCGACATACAGCTGGTATAAATATGATCCAAGTCAGACGGGCGGCTGGAGCGCCGCCCTGACAACGCAGGCAAACGCTTACGTTGTGAACGGGTCTACGTTAACGGTATACGCTGACGAGGTGCCGAGCGAGGCAACCTACAAATGCGAGATGCTGTACCGCAATAACACGTATACGGACGTTATTACCTTAACAGATAAGACAGATAACTATCAGGTGGTTATCGATTCCACTAAGGGCGACGTATTCAAAAACGCCATCGGCGACACCTGCCTGATCTGCCATCTGTGGCAGAATGGCGAGATGATCGATGCGGTGAAAACGACAACGATCAGTGACGTGCCTCCGGCCAGCGGCGATTACTTTTATTTTCTGGACAGGGCCAATAAAACAGTCGTGTTAGAAAAGCGGGTCAACGACGTGTGGACACGCGTACAGGCCGGTTCGGACGACGATTATGTTTATACCTACCGCTGGTCCAAACGAAACAAGGACGGCGAAGCTGATGGCACATTCTCGCGTACGGGCAAAGTGATTTATATTAACAGCGACGATGTTGATAATAAATCCGTCTTTGTCTGTACAGTTTCTACGTAAGGCGGTGATGATATGGCAGTTATTGCAACAGGACATATCACCATCACAGACTTAAACGACGGCCGCGGCGTAGACTCCGTAACCGTCTGGTACTATATTTCCTCCAGCAAAGATGAACTGTTGGACGGCATGTGGTCTGAAGCACAGCCTTCCGATACGGAAGGCATGTATGTATGGTCCAAAACCGTAGCCACCTACGATGACGGCACCACGTCTGAAAGCAGTCCCGTTTGCATCAGCGGTACGACAGGCACCGGTGTACGATCCATTGAAGCGCAATACTATCTGTCTACCAGCGATGAAGAACAGATTGGCGGCGAGTGGCAGGCCACGATGCCGACGTGGGAGATAGACACCTACGTCTGGACCAGAAGCAAGATTACTTACACCGACGGTGTTGTTACTTATACTGAACCTTACTGTGATACAGGATGGAAATCACTGGCTGACCTTGTAGTTGGCGGCAAAAATTATATACGGTTTTCTTCTGACCTGACATGGGAAGGCAGACACAAGCTGTCTAATAGCGCATTGGCTGTGGTAGATACTGCGCGTGTCGATATTTCTTACATCAACGCGTAATAAGAGAGGTGAGAAAAATTGGCATACGCAAAAAGAACATGGGTCAGCGGTGAGGTTATTACCGCTGTCAATATGAACCGTTTAGAGGACGGACTGGAAACAGCCAGCACCACCGCAGATAACGCGGCGGCTGTTGCGCAGAATGCGGTACGCAGCGACATAGAGCAATCTTTGACAGACACCAAGAAAGCGCTGGCTCGAAGAAACATCGGCGCTATATCAGAGGATGAACTTTCTAATGTTGTTGTCACAGAAATAGCGCCGCTGGCTTCTGAAATGGATCAGGAGATCACGCGTATAGATAATACACTCAAGGAACATGACAACCGTCTCGTCGGAAAGGCGGAGGCTGCAGACGTAGCAGCCGTAGCCGCCGAGATCGACGTTAAGATTAATCAGCTCGATCAGAAGATCGAGCATACAGGATCTGCAGACGTAGCGGAGCTGATCGAAGATCTGTCCGCTCTGACGGATAGAATTGAAGTTTTAGAGCAGGAAGCCGAGAGTACGGACATCAAAGCCGACAATAAAGCTGATCTGTCTGATGTTGCTGATCTGGCCGTTGAGGTAGACCGGCAGCAGATCACCATCGACCAACTGAGGTCAGACATAGACATGCAGACGGCAAGGATCGATGGCAAGGCCGACCTGTCCGATGTGGTTGGTTTACCGATTGAGATCGATCGCATCAGTCAACAGACAGACGATACCGCGCAACGAGTAGAAGTACTTGAAGCGGCAGCAAAAGATCAGGACGTTTTACTAAGCACCAAGGCTGAAACTGTAGACCTGGCTGCCGCCGTTACCGAATTGGATCACGTCAATAAACGTGTCGATCAGGCGTTCGAAGAGATCGAACGCAAGGCAGACGCTGCAGATGCGGCGGGTATCGCTGCAGCGATAGATCAGCACGGCATTCTGATCGATCAACTTAGAGAGGATACGGATCAGTGCCTGCAGACCGCTGAGGCGATCGATGGCAAAGCGAACGTTGCAGAGACAGCCGGCCTGGCTCAGGCGATAGACATCGTGGACAATCGTGAAATCAAGGATTATCAGGACGTGCTGCAGCGCTTGGATAATAAAGCAGACAACGTTGTCTTGGCTCAGGAGATTATTGCCAATGAAAACAACCGGCTGGAAGTGAACAAAGCCTTGGACGACAAGACTGATCTCAGCCGGCACGCCAACGAACTGGGTGCGCTGGCGTGCAATCAGGATATATTGCAGATTCAGCTGGATAAACATACGGCGCAGTTTGTGGAAACCCGCGTGAACGAACTGAATCTGGCTAACGATATCAACACCAAGGTATCAAAGCCGAGCACCGAAGGCAGTTCCGGCCAGATCCTCAGCACGAACGGAGACGGTTCTACAACATGGATCGATCCTATGGCCATGGACGAGCAGACTGTTGGCGACGCCGTGTCGCAATGGATGGACGATCATCCTGATGCGACCACAACAGTACAGGATGGATCGATTACATTAGCCAAGTTAGGCGAAGACGTACGCAAGATTTTAGACAGCGGAGCCGACGATTTTGACGCTCAGATCATTCTGAATCAGCTGATTGGTTTACTGGATCCTTCCATGCTGCAGTACACGCAGGAAGATTTGGCCAGGATTCAGGTGTTCAAAACCTGGGAACAGAAATTAACAGAGTACAGTTCCTATTTCTCTGAGCCGAATGGGGTTGGATTTCTGTTTTTTACGGATCCTCACTTCATTGATGGCCGATCTTATCAGTGCAACGATCTAACCTTACGCAAACGTATCCGGCTGTTAAAAACAATGTTTGAATATTCGTCTGCCCGGTATTTGTTGTGCGGCGGCGATTGGATAAACAACCATTATACCGCCAGCAACGCGCCTTTATATCTGGGACAGATTCAAAAGATTTTAGCGGAATGCGCCGGCACCAAAGGTTATACTGTCGCCGGCAATCACGATTATGTGTACGGCGAAACCTTAACCAATCTGTTTACACAGGAACAGATTTCCAAGAACATGTTCGCCGGCCATCCAACTTACTACGTAATTGACGACTGCGACGATGTAGGCTGCTACATGTTGGACACTGGCGGACATTCGTACGATATGACGACGGAACGCTGGGAGCAGATCGATTGGTTCGCCAGCAGTTTACTGACGAATACGAAGCCGCATCTGTTTGGCGTGGCGCACATGATTTTGTTTGATCAAGGTGATGATCCGAATCATCATATCTACTATCAGGATTCGTATTGGACTTTAACCGATATTACCAACAACGCGACGAAGATTGCGGACGCGTTCAATCAAAAAGCTTCGATTACCTTAAACGGAAAAACTTATAATTTCAGCAACGCAACAGGTACATTCCATTTCATGGTCAGCGGACACATGCACGGCGATTATAACTTAGAAGTGAATCATATTCCGTGCGTTCTGACCGGCGCTTTTTTATTCGATATTCTTGATTGCTGCTTTGCTGATTTTAACAGCAGTGTTTTGCATATGGTGCGGGCCGGGCACAACGGCGCGACCAGACATATCCCGATCATACCGACGGGACAATATCAGACTGCTGGAATATAATGACGGAGGTACTTATTTATGAGCACAAATGTTCTTGATCGTTTTTACGATTCCATGCAAAATGTTGTTCTGCGGGATGATAACGGATACCCGAGCGTTTTTGTAAAACACAATAAAGTAAACAGCTCGTATTTTGATTCAAGCCTGCCGGAACATACGCACCCTGCTTTTGTTTACAGTGATGGCGAGGACGATGCAATCCTGATCGGCAAGTATGACGGATCGTCTCTGACTGAAAACGGCACGATCTATTCGCTGCCTAATATGGTGCCTAACTACAAAGGTACTTACGCCGGACAGTCAGGACGTATCAGAATGCACAATAAGCAGACGGGTTTAACGATTGCCGATTTTGGATATCTGATGCTGTCTTTTCACAAGTATTGCAAAGAAAACGGTGTGCGTCGCCCATGCGACGGCAACAACGCTAATAACGGCGGCGATGGCGTTTTGAGCCAGCCTTGGAAAAAAGAGCTTGAGGTCAACGTCGGAGACGTGTATTGCTATGCCGGCTGGAACTATGTCTGTAAGACGGCGCATACAACGTCGTTGGACTTACTGCCTCCCGATCAGCCGCTGTATTGGGAGCGTGCCGCCAAGGTGGGCGGCACGTGCGTCGTGGAAGACTGGCGGCCTTATAACGACGACACAGTTGAAGGCGACGGCGCGTTCTTCTATAACGTGAATACGAACGGTCTGTATCACGGACGTACGTTAACCGGCAGCGGACCCGTATCCTGGTATAACCAGCATGATATTACGCAGGAAGCAGATATTATGGGTAATGTGTGCAATTGGATTTATGGTGTTCGCCTGTATAACGGCGAGCTTCAGATTTATGACAAGAACGATGCCGGCGATCCTGACGTTGACTATATCACTGGCAGTGGTACCAATCCCGGCGGGCACTGGAGAGCAATTCTGCCTTCCGGTTCTGATTCAACTTATACGCTTGTTACTCCAGGCACAAGCGGCACGATTAAGATGACGTATTCTGGCGGCAAGATTCTTTGGGCAGCCAGAGAGCTGGAATCCAGCGAACTAAGTAACACTATCCGCACCGTTGATTTCAAATCGTCTGTTACCTACGATACGTCTACGATGGCTGTGCCGCCTTCTATTCTGTACGAGCTGGGTCTGCTGCCGCTGTCGGATCAGATCATTACATACAACTTCTTTGTGCGTCTGGGTTCCGGGCAGTTCACAATGCTTTGGATGAAGCCCTGGAATACCGGTGGCAACAGTATTGGCCAGCTTCGTTTTAACATGTACGACGCGGTTGGCGGCTCGAAAGGTTTATATGGTTCGCGGCCGCGGGCTCGTTACAAATCTGCCACATAAGGCGGTGGTGTTATGAGCTATCGTAAAACAACCTGGGTCGATGGCGATATTATTACGGCGGCCGGCTTAAACAATATTGAAGACGGCGTAGAAGCTTTAAGCGAAGACACGGATACGGCTTTGCGGGTCAATCCGCAAAGCCTGACTGTTGCTGAAAAGAACCAGGTGCTGTCGAATCTTGGGTTAACCGTAGGCACCGTAGAAGAAGCCCGCAACTTTCTCGGCTTGACGTAAAGGAGTGAGCGTAATTGGCATATACAAAAACAACGTGGGCCAGCGGCGATTTGATTACAGCCACTGGCTTAAATAACATTGAGAACGGTATCGAAGCCTTAGATACCGATACCGTTCGCATATCAGCACAGACGCTGACTGATGTGCAGAAAGAACAGATTCTGTCTAACATCGGCGCCAGTTCTATGATGTCTGACGAGGCAAAGGCTCTGA